GGCGGTGGAGGACTTAGCATTCCTGATGCGGGTGCCTACGATCCGCTAGCAGGGCTTACGCCCGGTGCTGGCGATGATGATGCATCATCGCTAGTTGAGCAGTTCAAGCAAGATGCCGCAGATCTCAAAGCGGCAGCGGCGCAAGAACTCACCGATGCGGAACATATGGCTTTGGCCGCGTTGGATCGCGCCAAGGCCAATGCACAGACAGCCATTGCCGAACAAGCCGCCACGATCCTTAGCAACATAACGACGTTTGTCACGCAGGCCCTTGCGCCGATTGGTGGCATAGATGCGGTCATTGGTGGGCTTGTTGGCGTGTTTACCGCGCTTGGAAGCTTGCTCGTCGGGCCGCTGATCACCGGCGCACTGAGCAGTGTCGCAGGCCTGTTGACGGCACTGCTGTCGCCGGTCTCGCTGGTGATTATTGCAGCGGGGCTGCTAGGCGCTGCTTGGGCTACCAACGTCGGCAACATTCAGGGTATCACGACCGGAGCTATTCAAGGTGTTATCGACGCCTTTGCGCGGCTCACCTCTGGCGAAATTACCTTTGAACAGTTTGCACTTCAGATCCTGTCATCGTTTAGTAGCATTCGTGATGCGGCGGTTACAGCTATTGGCGAACTTGTTGTCAACGCGATCAACGTCATTGGTCAACAGGGGCCAGGTGTTATTGCCGCGCTGCAAAGCTGGTCACTCGCGTTTTTGACCTTTGCTGCTGACGCCGCCCCCGGTATGCTGGCCCAACTCGGCACGCTTGTCAGCAGTGTTATTACGGCTATTGGGGAAGCAGCACCAGGGCTGATTACCGCACTTGGGGCGTGGGCATTAGCGCTGGCTGAGTGGCTTGTGACGGCTGGCCCGCCGTTGCTTGGTAATCTTGGAGCAACAGTAGGGCAGATCCTTGATGCGTTCGGCGCAGCGCTGCCGGGTATTGTTGGGGCTTTAGCGCAATGGGGCGCTGCCTTTGTTGCCTGGGCCGTGCAAGCGGCTCCGCCGCTGATGGCGCAGTTGTTGACCCTTGCGGGACAATTGATTGGCTATATTGGCGAGCGCGTTCCTGTCATTGCCAGCCAACTGGCACAGTGGGCGCTTGCATTTGTGGCCTGGGCAGGCCCCGCCGCTGCCGAACTGATTCTTGCTCTTGGGCTGATGGCAGGGCAAGTCATTGCGCTCGTTGCTGCACAAGCCCCTGTCATTCAAGCCAAATTGCTGGAATGGGCTGCTGCGTTTGTCGGCTGGGTTGCGACCGATGCCATTCCGCAATTACTCGCAGCGCTTGGCACGTTCAAAGGCGAAATCGACGGCTGGATTGGCGCAACCGCTGTCAGTATCCTCTCGCAGGCCGTTAGCATTGGTAGCAATCTGACCAGTGGCATTCGTCAAGGTATTGAGCAGGCCTGGGAAAGCCTGAAGTCCTGGTTTATGGGACTTGTTGGCGGCCTCATCGGGGCTGGCAAAAGTGCTATTGAATCAAAGTCGCCATCAGAAGCCGCCGCGCGTGAAATTGGCGAGCCGATCCCGCTTGGTATTGCTGAAGGTGTGACGCGCATGGCGCAGGCCGCGCTCGATTCCGTCACGGTCGTTGGGGAGAATCTGCTCAACGCCTTGCAGCGTGTGATGGACGAAGCAGCACAACTCGTTGCCGAAAGTGTGCAGCGCGCTATTACGGGAGCGGTAGCGGAGCGCCAAAACGCCATTGATGTGTTTGACGAACTTACCAACCTGGCCGAACGTGTGCCAACACCAACCTATGACGATGCAACGCGCGCTATTCAGACCGAGTTGGATACGCTCGAAAAGGCAGCCAAAGATCGCGAAGCAGCACTCGATGCAGGCTTTGAAGACAACGAGCGCGCCTTGCAAAAGCGGCTCGAAGACGACATTGATTCACTCGAAACACGGCTTGAAGAAACGGTCAAACAGCTTGATGGTGCCTACGATGAACTCGGGAACAAAGCTAAAGAGGCCAGTGAAGATCAGAAAAACGTTGCCAGCGATCTGCGTGATGTTGATCGAGAACTTGAAAAACTTCAAAAAGAGATCGATGCATTTGAAGGCCCGGATCGTAGTGCGTTTGAAGCCATTACCGAAGCCGATCTCAATGCCATTATTCCGCGCGGGCTGGTTTCAGAAGAAGAGCGCCAGCGGCGCATTGCGGAGTATATGGCCGCGCGCGAGGCCGAGTTTCAACAGCAAGCAGCAGCAGCGCAGCAACAATTTGACGCGCTTCAACGCGACAAAGACGACCTGCTTGCTAAACGCGCAGCCTTGGCCCAGCGAGATAGTGCGCTGACTGCCGAGCTTGATGCGATTGAAGCTGAACGCACGCGCCTCAAAAACCAGATTGCCACCGAAAAGGATTTGAGCAAAGACGAGATCGAGCGCCGGAAAGACGAGATCGACGCCGAAATCGAGCGCCAGAAACAACAACTCAGTGCCGATATTCAAGCCCAACGCAATGCAGCTGCCGCAGAACGCGACGCAATGATTCGCGAGCAACTGCGACACATGAAGGTGGTAGCTGGATCGGATAATCGCGCCATTGCTGACATTGTGCAACGCGCGCAAGACGAACTGGCCGTCCTTGAAAAAGACGTGGCCGCATTACGCGATGTCGATGCGGAAAAAGCCGCTGAACTGTACGAGATGCGCTCACGGCATATTCTACAGCTCGCTGAACTGGACAAAGAACTTGCGCTTGAAACCGACGCAGAAAAGCGCAAAGAGATCGAACGGCGCATTGCGCTTGAACGATCACTCCAAGAAGCAGAGCAAGCCGAATTCAACTACAACCTAGAACAAACGACCAAGCGCTACGACGATCTCAAAAAGGAACTCGACGCACTCGAAGAAGCGCAGCAACAAAATGACAGCGACGTTGCGCAATCCGCACTGCAAGATCAAATTAAAGCGATTGAAGCGGAACAAAAGAAGATCCAGGAACAGCAGCGCGTACAAGGGTTGAAAGATGCCATTGCCGACTTGCAGCAAGACAATGTTGACCTCGACAAAGAACGGAAAGATATTCTGCGCCTGCGCAAAGACCTGCAAAGCGAAGGCATCCTGGATGCCAAAACCAAGAAAGAACAAGATGCACGCCTTGCCGAAATTGCCGCCGAACAAGCCAAAAACAACGCCGACATACAACTGAAAAACCTTGACCTTGAAAAAGCCGCGCTGCAAGCGCAATTGGCTGAAGCGCAGCAGCAAGACGCGGCAACCACGCCATCAACCGAAACAACCGATATGGCCGCCCTGCTCCAGCTCTTGACACAAATGACCAATGGCTCGACAACCAACTACTATCAATATCAGCCGACCTATGGCAGCGGGCCAGATGACCCAGCACGCGCACTGGAATTAATGGAGCGCTTGCGCGGAGGATAAGATGACCCTGGCACGGATTGAAGCACTACGAGGCGAAGAAGTCCTTGACCTGCATCAGATTGATGGAGCCTATCTGCGCACATCGGAAGACGGCTTTGGGCTCGCCCCGGTGCGCCGCCTCACCGAACGCGGCCCGTTGCAAGACGGCCTGAGTGATATTGGCTTTCGCCTTGATGCACGGCAGATTGCGCTTGTCTTTGATGTTGATGCTGAGGATATTGTCAGCTATTACGCGGCGTGCGATGCGCTCCTTGATATGTTCAAGCCGTCGCTTGTGCCGCTCAGACTCCGCTATACGCGCGAAGATGGCGCGGTGCGCCAGATCGACGTGCATTACAGCGGACAAATGCGCTATAGCTCGCAAGATCGCCGCGCGTTGTATCGGTCTGTGGCTATTGAATTGGTTGCACCTGATCCAACGCTGTACGATCCAACCGCCGAGCAATACTCGTTTGGCATTGCCGCAGGTGGCAGCGCGCTCACGGTGCCAACGCCGGTGCCAACCCCCGTGGGCACCTCGACTGTCAATCAGACAACAACCATCACCTACGGCGGGCGCTGGAAGACCTACCCTGAAATACGCATTGTGGGGCCGATCACAGGCCCGGTCATTCGCAATCTGGCAACCAATGAGCAATTAGCGTTTCCTAATGTTACCATACCAGCAGGAACAGAATACCTGATTGATACGCGCTACGGCTATAAAACCATTCGCACGGCATCAGGCGTCAACAAGATCGGCGATCTCAGTGCTGACAGCGACCTCGCGGGTTTTCATATTGCTGCTGCGCCCGAAGCGCCCCAGGGCTTGAACTCATTTCAAGTCACCGGCAACGGGGCTAATTCCCAAACGCAAGTCTACGTCTTTTTTTATAAACGATTTATTGCGCTGTAGCATCACTACAACGCAGGAGGGACATCGTGGCACAAAAATCACTCTGGTGGGATACTAATGGCACCGGCGACGGCGCTGCAAACTATACCGAAGCTGAATGGTTCGGATGGCTCCGTCGCACGTTTGGCGGATCGGGCGTGCATCGGGGACACGCCAATGAACTTGCCGTAAGTGGCACGGCTTCGCCGCTCAGTGTGGCGACCGGGGCCGCCGTGGTCTACGGTAGTCCCTACGAAAGCGATGCGGTCGAAACGCTGGCGGTTTCGACACCAGCCGCATCCACGGGCGGGCGCGTGGTGTTGCGCAGTGATTGGACAGCGCAAACGGTGCGTCTTGCCATCAAAATGAGCGCAGGCGGCGTAACAGCGCCGCCTGCCCTTACACAAACGCCCAACACAACGTGGGAGATTTCGCTTGCCTCGTTTGTCATTTCCAACACGGGCGTGATTACGCTGAGTGATGAACGCGGCTTCCTCGAATACGCCACCAACCACGTCAAGCGGGGTGGCGACACGATGAGCGGGAACCTTACGATTAGCAATGCCGCCCCGGTCACACGCTGGAACGAAACCGATGCAACGGCCAATAATCGCGTGTGGGATGTGCTTGTCGATACCGCGAAGTTCTTCCTGCGTGTTGGCAATGATGCACTCAGTAGTTTTACCAACGTCCTGCGCATCTCGCGTAGTGCAAACGCCATCACCGAGATTGATTTCCTCGTCAACGACGTGCTGCGGCGTAATGCCAATAAGATTTGGGATGCGGGCAACGATGGCGCAGGGAGCGGCCTTGATGCCGATCTGCTCGACGGACTTAATAGTACAGCCTTTCTTTTGCTGTCATTGCTCAATCGACGCGGCGGCAATGCCAGCGATTGGAGCATTGGCGGCACGTCAAATTACACCATAGGCAACATCCGCATTCAGTTTGGCGCTGCGGTTCCTTCAGCGGCAGCAGGCAGTGTCACGGTGACGTTCCCTGTGGCCTTTAGTAACAAACCCGTCGTACTTATCGGATCGGGCTTTCGTGCCAGCCCAACACCTGGCAACTATATGACCTATCCACAAACCATTTCAAGCAGCAGTGTCCTCATTGACTTTAGTTCAACTGCTGATGACACCAATCCCGCAACATACCCGATTTATTGGATCGCACTGGGGCCAGCATAATGCACACACTGACCAGTTTGTTTGTAACCGCACTCATCACCACGACACTTGCCGTTGAGCCGGTTCACTTCACCGGCACCATCACAGGAGGTGAATTTACCAATCTTCTTATTTTGCACAGCGAGCGCAACGACACTTATCCCAGTTGCACCGTGTTTTACACCGACTATTTTGAGTGCGATGCCATTGCGCGTGACACCTTTCCGGTGATTGTAACACCCTCGTATCAGCCAACAGCAGGTTGTCTGACGCTTACCGTTGATGATCAGGTGCTCATTGAAACGTGTGATCAGCGCGTGTACCTTCCTATAATCCCATGAGCGCTGAGTATAAACTGCGCCTGTATACGCCGCTTGGCGTGCCGGTCGCCGAAATCACCGACTTCCTCAGCTTGCAAGTGATCAAGCGTTTGAATGAGCCAGGACTGGCGCGCGTTACGCTGCGCGCTGATCATCAGACCATTGAAACATTGAGTCACAATAGCCTGATTGAGATCTATCGGCGCAACGCCGTGCAGGGCATCGGCTGGTACCGCCTGTTTGGGGCCTTGTATGTTGATGAAGGTATTGAGAGCAATGACGACGGCTCTGACACGTTCAGTACCGAATGCCCTGGCGAATTGTCGCTGTTGACCTGGCGCAGTGTGCTCTGGAAGTCAGGCACGGCTAATCGCAGCGTGTTTAGCAATGTGCGCGCTGAGACCATTGTCAAAACACTGGTTGAGCGCAACATCACGAGCGCAGCAACCGCAGCCAGCGGGCGCGAACGCGACGGCAGCCTTGCAGGGCTCACCATCACCGTTCAGCCTGACAGTGCAGGCGGCAATCTGCTTAACATCGAGTGCGCGTGGGATGGCTTGCTCAGCGTGCTACAAAATGTTTGCGGAACTGTGGGCGGCGGCGATATTGATTTGATCAAAACGGGTGCTGCTTCGTGGGAATTTCGCTGGTACTCAGGACATCGCGGCACCGACCGCAGTGCGACCGTCACGTTTGCCCGTGAGTATGGCAATATGGGCAGCCCATCCTATCGGCGTGATCGCCGCGACGAGCGTACCGTGGCCATCGTGCTTGGCCCAGGGCAGGGCGCACAGCAGACCATCGATCTGCGCACCAGCATTGACTATAGTGCAACCAATAATACAGAGTTAATCGTCAGCGCAACAGGGGAGCAATCCGCAGCAGCGCGCGATGTGACCGGCGATATTGCGTTGGATGAGCGCAAAGCCCGCTATCAATTTCGCTTCACTCCATTGCAAACGCCAAGCTCGCAAATTGATCGCGATTACTTCCTGGGCGACCTGGTACGGGCACGCTATCGCACGGTAAACGTGGTGCAAAAAATCGTTGGCGCAACATTCAGCCTGAACAGCAACGGCAACGAACAAATTAGTGTGGAGATGCGCGATGTATGATGATGTCCTTGCAGAACTCGTAAAGCGCGTGAAAACACTGGAGCGGCACGTTGCGCGTCTTGAGCGGCGTGAACAGCCATTGCAGGCCGTTGGCACGTTCACGCCGACGTTCATCGGCACCACAATCGCAGGAACGTTCACCTACGTTGCACAGCGCGGCGTGTATCGGCGCATTGGCGATGTTGTGTTGTACTCGGCGCAATGTGCCATTAATGCCATTGGCACAACACCGACCGGCACCATCCGCATGAGCGGCCTGCCGTTTGAATGTGCCAATATCAATGGCACAAACTATCCTGGTGCCATTGGCATTAATAGCAACGTTGACTATGGCACAAGTTGGCTTGAGCTAACGGCCGTGGTGACGCCAGGAACGTCACAGATCTATTTGTATCGCGTGGTTGACAACACCGCCGCCGCCGAATTCCCAGCGAGTCAGTTCACCAATGCCAGCGCGAATCTGATCGTCGGCGGCTGGTATGTGACCGCATGATTGCCTTTCTTATCGCCCTACTCACCTGGGCACAGCAGAGTGATGCGTCGGAGGCCTACGCGCTGGCCTGGCCGCGCCTGTATCCCGCGACGTGCGTTCAGCAACAATGCAGCGCCCGCGTCCATAGCGTGCCGTTGGGCAAGCGTGTCTACATTATTGAGGTCTGGCCAGGAGGAATAGAGCAACGTTATCACGTCGCCGGGGAGCGGCTGTCCTTGCCGCTGGTTGGGCAATGAGGTACCGGCGCGGTGTGCCAGTCGTGGACTGTGACGGCGTGCGCTGGGAGAGCATGTGCGCACTCGCACGGCACCTGGGCTGTACGCCTGCCGCACTCTACCGGCATGTCGAGCCGCACGACGACGGGTACCGGCTCGTGAGCGCGCCGCATCCAGCAAACGTGGGACGGCCAACCTGGACAGGGCGTGACGAACGCCTACTTACGCTGATCCAGCGCCTCGCGCGGAATTGCAACGATGCAGCACTCGCGCAGCAACTGGCGGCGCGTATTGGCGACAATGCAGCGGCGGCGGTGCTGGCGACGCTGCAAGCAGAGCAGGGATAAACACCTCAACGTGCAGTGCGTGTATGTGTGTGTGTATAAACACCACAAAACACCACAAAACACAATACAACACACTCTATGAAAAAGAAATAACGCATACCAATGCAGAAAACAACAAACAACGCAGTGTTGTTCTTGTACAAGCTTCGGCCTTTTAAGCAGATGGTCGTGGGTTCGATCCCCACCCGGCCCACCAGATTAGGAAGCCCAAATGTCATAGTTTGACATTTGGGCTTCTGCGTGTGTGTGTGTCTATGTGTGAGTGTATTGCTCATACGCTATCCCACCTTTCGTTGCGTTACAATGGTACTAACCCGCTCAAGGACGATTCGCATGGCCTCAACCCGGGCATGCGTATAGTGTTGTGTGACCGTTTGCGCTTCATGTCCCAGAATAGCCCGCTTCAGCGCCTCCGTTGCGCCGTTCTCATCGAGCAGCGTGGCGAGTGCGTGGCGCAGATGGTGCAGTTTGGTCGACTTCGGGAGCCCCGCAGCATCGCGCAGTGCATACCAATCGTCCGAAACGGATCGGGGCCACAATGGGCCGCCGTCGCGATTACAAAACACCAGATCGTGATCGTGCCATGTCTTTGCTCGCTTGAGGCGCGCAGCCAATTGTGTTGCACGATGCTCGCGTAGAAGCGTGCGCAGCGCCGTCGGTATGGGCAACACGCGCACGCCGGCATCGCTTTTCGGTGGCCCAATGTGCAACCGCGCGCGCTCATGCTCAGGACGTTCGTGCGACGGCATATCACTTTTGCGCCCACTCAACTCCTGCACCTGCTGCGCAATGCGTATCGTGCCGCGTTCCAGATCAATATCCGCCCAGCGCAGCCCCAACCCCTCTCCGCGTCGTAAGCCTAATAACGCATAACAGTACCACAGCGCAGCACGTGGGTGCTCGGCAGCTACCACCAGCAATGCCGCAATAGCAGCATCAGCCGGGGGGTCGATGGGAGCAGGCTTATCGCGCGGCAGGATAACCCCAGCCATCGGGTTGTCGGCAATCAGTTTGCGCGCCACAGCAAGATCAAGCGCCTGACGGAGGCGCGTGGCGCACAGCCGTGCCGTGCGTGTGCCCTGACGTTCAGGATGCGCTGACCTAATCCCATCAACGATCTGATTTAAAAAATGCTGAATGTGATGCGCCCGCAGGTGCTCAAGTGCACGATCGCCCAGGACTGGCAAAATATACGTTTCGATTTGATAGCGATAATCATTGATGGTGCGTGGCCGTAAATCACGCGCCATCTGCGCCAGCCACGTTTCGAGCCACTGCGCAAGCGACTGACTACCAGCGCCAAGATCAATCTCGCGCCGCTTCAGCTCTTGGAGTTCGGCGAGAGCCATTTCGGCGGACGTGCGGTCAGGCGCGTTGCGTCGGACAAGTCGCCCGTTGATGTCGAGCGCGACTTGCCAGCCGACAATGCGCCCTTCGCGGTTTTTCCGCTCGTAGATACTCCCTGTCCCTTTTGGCCTGCGGCTGATTTTTTTGCGGCGCTTGGCGGCCATGACTCGTCTCCTGCAGCGATCTGCTCTAAAAGTGTTTCTACCGCTTCTTGAAACGTACGACGGTCTTTGCCGCGCCCAAAACGCGGCAAGAGCCCAAGGCGCGCGCATTTTTCAACAAGTGCTACGCTTACCGGCGGGCCATTGCCGCCAAGTACTATTGCAGCTTGCTCAAACGTGATCGGTGTGGCCATGGTAGTACGCCTTATGCAGTCGCGTCAAGCAGATTAAACAGTGTCGGTTGGCTCAGATGCACGTCAAGGTCTTCGAGAAACCGCGCTGCCACCATGTAGTAGCTGCGCTTGAGTTCAATCCCGATCCCGCGCCGCTGAAGCTTCAGCGCCTGATGCGGCACCGAGCCAATGCCGGCAAAATAATCCAGCACGAGATCGCCCGGATTGCTCCAGCGCGTGATACAGCGCTCGATGAGATCAAGTTGAAGCGGACAAATGTGCTTCTCGTCTTCGTTCTCCTTCGCCAGTCGCCCATTGAGCACTGCAATCCGGCTAATGTCCCACCAAGCCCACGCATTGTCAGTCGGCACCGGCTGGCCATGCGCGCGGCCCAGCTGCATCCGGCGATCCAGTTCTTCGAGGTACGCGACGTGTGCTGCATAGCTGTAGCTGTCCTGCTCGTATGGCAACAGTGACCGCTGGCCGTTGCTGCGCCAGAGACTATTCGCGTCGAGCTGCCAACGCGGGAGCGTATAGGCGTCTGCATCAAGCGTCACGCGGCTATCGCTCCACTGGCCGCCTTCAGCGGTCTTTGTGTGTGGCCGACGGAACAAAAGTAGGTACTCGGGCATGCCAACCCCGAAGCGACTCGCATCCTTTTGTAATTCGCTGTAGGGCAGGTTGTTCGTCTGGGCGTTCTCGCGCACGGGATCGGTTGCAACCGTGATACGTCCGTAATAGAGCCAGCCGTGCTTGCGCATCGCCGCGGTCACCTTGTCGCTGAACGGCTCGATGTGCCGAAAGCCATCGTTGCGGCTGCCGTAGATGATGCGATCCTTACAATGCACAATCGCAAAGCGGCCCGGGATTGTCACGCGCAGCAGCTCGGGGAGCAGGTAATCGCACTGCGCGAAAAAATCATCATCATCGTCACAGTTACCAAAATCGTTCAGCGATGGGCTGTACGCATACTGATCGCCGAACGGCCAGCTGGAAATGGATAGGCCAATCGAGGCGCTGGGCAGGCCTGGCAGGGCCAGCACGCAGTCGCCGTGGTAGAGCGCATAGCGCTCGCCAAAAGCACTTTCAAAACATTGTCCGGTCATGGCAGTATCACCCTTCCCAAATCGCTAAAGGCTTTAATGAAGCCACACACGTTTACGCCGTAGTACGCCACCGTTTGGGCTTTCTTCGCCTGGCCGCCCTCGCTGCCGTCGGCGCGCAGGAAACGCAACCGCTCGCGCAGCATGACCACTGGGCGCTGTCGCCACAACTCTTCCCACCAGACGTAACCAGGAGCGGTATTCACAAGCAGTACAGCTGTCTCAATCTCGCCAAACACGTACATTCGCTCCAAGTGGGCCACCCAGGTCGGTGTATCATCAAAGGGTGGGTTGAGCCACACGCGACCCTCCCACGGCCGTGCCAAACCCGACATGAGTTCGTCTGCGGTGTAGTAGATCCGCGCCTGAATCCACTGCTGCGCAACATCGCAGCTTGCAGGGTCAAGATCGATCGAGCCACCCAGAGCGCGCCGCGCTCGCTCAATGATGTGCGGCGGGGTGTACCAATCGTTGGTTGCCTGAGAGGTCAGCACCTGCATCGACTGCTTCACGCGGCACGCTCCATCCACTGATGCTGGCGTGGCCGTCGCCACGAGTTTAAACAAGGTTGCGGCGAACATCGCCGTCAGTTGGCGGTTCGTCGCACCGACCATATTGGCGATGATGTCAGCCTCGTCGAGCGCCATACCAGACCAGGCTGCACCATCAAACTGATCAACGCAATCGTAGTTTGTGACCACGAGCGCGCAGCCGCTGGCGTCCGCCTCCGCTTGCGACCGTGCGTAGGCCAGATCAAGGCCAAGGGCAGGCGCTTCGTCGCGCACAAACTGGTGCGCGACCGCCAGGGGTGTGATGAGCAAACAGCGCCCGCTGGTGTGTGCAGTGACGAGGCGCATCCACTCCAATATCTGGCGCGATTTACCAAGGCCCGTATCTTCAAAGAGGGCTGCGCGCCCACGCGCACAGGCCAGCTGAATCGCGTGGCGCTGAAACGGGAAGAGCGACGGGTGAAGGTCGTGATCAGCGACCTCGAAGCCAACCGCTGGCGGTACAACAGCGCGTTGCGCAAGAAACTGCGCATACGCGTGGCGCGTCGGTGCCTTGTGTGACGGTGCGCTAGGCTCACAGTTTTTTCGTAATGCTGTTGGGGTTGGCGCACCACGACTACAACCATCGCGAGACGCACGCCAGTACTCACCATGTGGTCTGTTTTCGCGCTGAATAGCCCAGCCTGCTACATAAAAACGTTGCATCTCGTAGTACCTCATTCCAACGTCAGCAACAACTCTTGCCGTGTGCGCTCATCGATCACCTGTGGAATGAGCTTCGTCGCGTCAGGATCGGCATCACTCCACTTGTTTGGATATGTGCGTGCAGCGATCAACTCGCGGATACGCGCCTCTTCCTCAGCATTGATCAGATCAATATGCGCAAGCCCTTGCACATCAGCAGCTGTGTTAACCTCGGCCTGAATCGCGAGCACCTCGCCCAGTGCTCGGACACGCGCCGCCAGCGTAAGCGGCCCTTTGCGGTTCGGATTGGCGCTCAACTTGCCGTCCTTGTTTCGTTCGCCGTCCTTCTGCTTGCGATGCTTAAACTCGCGTAGCTCGCGGTTCAGTGGTCGCACGCGCTTGAGCGGCGCAAGATAGCTCCAGTCGGGTAAACTCAAAAGATAGTCAAGCGCCAGATCACGTTCAGCAAGCGCACAGCCGATGCAACCTGTGCGTGCGTTGAGTTCGATTGCCTCATCGCCGCCGTAGACTTGCGCAACGAGCTTCGTCGGCAACCCGTGCAATTTTGAGGCTGTCAAAAAGTCCCAGACGTTGCACACGCGCCAGTGTAAAAGCGGCGCAAGCGTATCAGCAACTGCGTGCGGCAACGTCTCCTGAAACCAGCCCTGGCCACATTCTCCAGCATTGCGCCCACAACTTATTGCAATGCGCTCGTCGCGTGCCGCACTTTCTCCCACGCGCACCCCGGTCAACATCAGAAATTTCTCACCGTGCTGATCACGCAGCGCTTTGAGTGCTGCGGCCATCGGCTCGACTTTGAGTTGCGGCGTACACCAGCGCAGCGTGTTGTTATTCGGCGGTGGTACACCGCGCCCAAGTACATACACCCAGTAGCGGTCATCCAACTTTGGCAGTACAACCTGCGTTTGCACACCGCGCGCGTGAAGCGCATCCAGCATCGCCATCGCACCAAGATGGAGCGGCGGCAACTCCTGCCGCGTATCGGCATAGAGCACCGTTAGGCTGTCAGGCGGGCTCAAACGGCCTTGATTAATGAGGTAGAGCACAGCTGCGACCGTCGCACTGGAGTCTTTGCCGCCACTATACGCAATGGCCCAATGGCGATACTTAGCGCCATACGCAGTAAGGCTCTGCGCAGTAAGATCAAGTGCATCAGCAACGCTTTGACGTGCGTTTTCAAACAGGCTCAGTTGATGACGGCTCATCGTTCCAATGCCCTCCGTAGCAGTGCAACGCATTCAGCCCCGTGTTGCCGAAGTGCGCTGCCACTAAAGCGCAGCACGCGCCACCCTAACGCAGCAGCACTGTTCAACTTCTCGCGGTCGCTATCGGTGTTATGCCGCCCGCCGTTTGCGAGATATTGACCGCCATCAAGCTCCACGGCGACGCGCTGATCAGGCCACGCCCAATCAAAGCGCCACTGTCGCCAGGGCTGGGCAAAGGAGTACTCTGGCTGACCTGTGGGCACATCGGCCCCGTGCGCTATCAAGGCCTCGCTCCACAATGCTTGCAGCGGGCTTGACTCGGCAACAGAGGCAGGCGCTGCAACTGGCTCCTTGCGCTTTTGCGTCGTGTGCAGCGCTGGGTTCAGCCGCTGCACGTCGTCGCTCATTGGCGGAAGGCTGTCAAAGTGTGGCATCACGCTGCCGCCTTTCTGCCCTGCATCAGCGCCCACCCTAGATCCGCTTTGGGCGGCGTTCCCTGAGGCCACTGGTAGACGGTGGCCTTGACCCCTGCTGCAAGCAACTCGTTGGCAATCTGCGGCCCCTTGCGCTCTGGCGCGGCGGGCATCACCTTAATCTTGCCTGCTGCAATGCGTGCAAGCATCTCCCCCCGCCACTCCTGTAACAATTGCTGGTACGTGGTGGTGTTCCCACAACCAACCATGTCGTTATCTAACCACACCAGCACATGCCGGGGCCTGCTTGCAGCGATCTGCTGTGTCCATTCGCTACGCCACGCCACGCCGCCCCCGGCCAACGCTACAACCCCCGGCTCAGCCTCTTGGGCCAGTAGACAATCAACCATGTTCTCGGCAACAATCACCACGGCCCCCGGCCTGAGTGCGGCGGCGTTGAACAGTACATCTTTGCGCGAGCCCCCAGCGGTGAGCCACTTGGCATCGCTGTCGCCGTCTCGGTAGGCGCGACCGTGAAACGCCACGACCTGACCGCCAGCGTAGACCGGAACAATCAGGCGGCGCACAGTGCAGCGTGAAGACGGCAGCACACCGACGCCCAACCGGTAGCGGGCGATCGTATCTATCAACAAGGGCTTATAGCCTTGCCAGTCTATAAGGCGCGTGGAAGCCTCGCAAAACTGCTGAACGTAGCGATCGGGTGCGAGCTGCCAGCGGCGCGGCGGGGCAGGCTCCTGGTAGCGCTGAGTCCGCTGTGGGGCCATGCCCGCACACCCCACCTGCTCGGCCAACACCTTGAGGCCACCCTGTGCGCCGCACACCCAGCACACATAGCCCTCGGCAACAAACGAAAAATGCTTCTGTGACCGCTTGGCCTCCTTGCCGCAGAACACACAATCCGCGTGATACCGCCCGTCGCGACGCAGTTCAGCGCCAAGTTGATCAGCGAGAGTCGTAAGAAGATTTGTCACGTCACACCCCCTTGCTCCACTGACGCCCGTGTTCACAAGTAGCAAAGTGCGTAAGGGCCTCGCGCTGCCCGCCCTCACCGCGTGTCTTCGCCAAGTCAAGCGGGATCGCCTTGCCGACAGCGGTGCGCGTCCAAACGATCGCAGCGCCGCAGCTCTTGCAGGTCGTGGGCTGCTCACCGTGGGGAATGGGATAGTAACCGTCGGTAGAAACGGCGGCCGTCTCGGGCTTTGGCGGATACAGGTGCTCAATGTCGGGCAAGCCCGTGCCATCAATCAGACCAAAGCGGTCGGCCAAAAACTCAGCAGCCGTTTTGCGGTGACACTCGCCGTGCTCCTTGCAACCACACATCAGGATGAGCGGCCCACGGCGCACGGCAAGCTCGGCGCGGTTCAAGCAGGCTTCGGGGGCGGCGAGAACGATGGGGCCGTCGTTGTTGTAGTTGCGGTTGCCCAAAGCTGGCACGTGCTCGTAGCGAGTGCCAAGCAGCTCCCGCAGGGCCTCGCGCCGCCACTGCGGTGCGCGCGAGCGCGGGCTGTAGCGGATGTCCCAGAGGAGCGCTCCACGCTCACCAACGGCCGCCTTGAGTTGCTCCGGTTTCCAACCGCTGTACCCAATGGTGTAAAGACGTGTCATAATAGTGGTTTTCCCTCGTTCCAGGCCTTGAGTCGCTCGCGCTCGGCTTGCTGCTCTGCTTCCAAGGCTTGGCGCTCCTCTTCCTCGATCTCCGGTGGCTTAGTCACCACTGCCACCCCGTAGCGAGCAAGCTGTTTGCGGTAGTGCCAGGCCACTTTGGTCAGTGCCGAGCGCTGGCGCTCGCTTAATTCCCTCTCGGGCGGGAAGGTCGCCAGGTCGTGGACGAAGCGCTTTGTCCACGACCCCGACTGAAACGAGCAGCGGGCCAAGGCCTGGATGGTGCGGTAGTCGCTCTCGTTCATGGCTGCACCCAATCCTCGATTGCCAGCTCCGTCAGATCGCCGACCCAGCGCAAACCTTGACCGCCTTTATGCGGTAACGGCTCACGCAGCGGACGCACATCGGACAGCATCCACAGCCAGCGCCCTGCGCGGTAATCGCCGAACAGGTACTCGTGCTCCTCCAACAGGCACTTGGCCGCTCCTCCTTGCGCGCTGGTGTAGGCCACCGTGTCGCCGGGCACCACGCCGTCGCCAGTCGGGGTGTAGCCGTTGAGCATGCAGACCGCGACAATGACGCCACGCGGCAGGCCGTCAACAATCGTGTCGACCAACGAGCGCTCAGGTATGTGCATGAACTGATCAACAAGGGCGGAAAAGAACGGCTCGGTCGTAACCGTCCGGCGCAGTCCGCGCCGACCACCAATCGGCCCCAGGCCCTGCGCAGCGTGGATAGCCAGCGGCCCCGTGTAGCTGGTACGCCATGAACGGGTTTCAATCTGCTTGGCCCCAATTGCCACCAAAGTGGCCCAGGGCTGGGTCAAGGAAAGCACTCGCATCACGCGGCCTCCTGAAGCGCACTCGCGGCCTGAGCAGCGTCATAACGCCCGATGGCTTGTCGTGCTTGGTAGTAGGTAATCAGGTTGGCAGCGGCCCCCGCCGTGAGTTCGGCTATCGCGGCCCGCTTCATGTCGCCGCGAGCCAGCTTCGCCAGCCAGTTCGCCTGGTTCTCGCTGATTGGCCGCTGCTGCCAACTGCGGCCCTTGGTACCAAGTTCGCGGGCCGCATGCTGTACAGCCAATGCCTCACCTTTGACAAAGGGATCTTCAGCTGGCAAGGGCCGCGCGGCCCAGGCCCCGACCGATTTCCAGCCACCGTCGGCCTGCTGCTCGCCGTTCCGCCAGATGGCCCACAATTGCCGATCGCGGATAGCCAAGATGCGCTCAATACCGTCACTGCCCCGCCCACAACCAAGTGTAAGCAAGTCGTCGTGACGGTACCAGGTAAAAGGACTCTGCTCCAAGTAGCGCAATTCTTTGGCAACAACCTGTAAATCCACGCCGTTCGCATCAAATGCCTCGCCATCAAACGTAAAGCCGATCTGGGCTACGCCAGGCTCACGCTGCTTAGCCAGTTGCCGGAGCAGTTCCTCGCGTGGAATGGGGCAGCCGAGGATGTCGCCAAGCATCGCCACGTTGCGGGCGTTCTCGGGCAGGTAGTCGAGGATTAGGCAGTCGGTCTTCGCCAGCGTGGGCCGCAGCCCACGACCGATCATCTGGATGTACAGCCCGTCGCTTTTGGTTGGTCGAGCCAAGTGGATACAAGCAATCTCCGGCACATCCAACCCCTCTGTCCACAGGCCGCACTGCCCCATTACAACAACATGCCCATTGCGACGAGTAATAATCGTGTTGGTTTGGTTTGTCACACACCAAACCTCTTCATCCAGCCAATCTGATTCAAATTGCGCTGGATTACCCCCGCTTGTCAGAACCGTGTGATTGTTGGTCTGTACCCACGCCCGATCTCGAATTCGCAACTTGCCAATAACTTGCTCTTCTCCATTTGGCCCAACACCGTTTGATCGTCGTGTTAGCTTGGAGGCAAAGCCTCGTACTGCGGCCCATACCTGCAAACGGTCAAACATAGTCCAATCGTTGCCAATAATTGTTGGTGAATCACCAGGGCGCGTGGTTCTGTGGTACTTCTCACCGTCCCCAACCCATAAACCATACACAACACGCTCGAATTGCGCCCGCGTGCAATTGGTAAGATTTGGTGATAGTGACTTATCGATCCAGGCGTGAATTCGTCCCCATCCATTTCTTTGTAGCTGACCGCCAATACCCCCCTTTGGTATTCGATAGCGGCGTTTGAGGTATGCACCTTTGTTTGTCTCCTGAAACGTTTCAGATACTTTCCAGTCAAAACCACATCCATCAAGAATGCGTTCAATCTCGCTACACATTGCGCTATTAGCGGCTTGAACAATCTCAATGCTTGCCCGCTTTTGGTTCAGCGTGCCATCTGTTGCAAAAATTCCAAGAAACTCTAATTCGGCATCGGTCAGTGGCACGCCATCAAAAACCTCAACACCTGCCAACGGCAATTGATAGTGTCCGTTCGCATTGGGAAGTTTGCCAGCTTCGGCAAACCTCCATCGCACGCCAGACGAGGATCGCACAAGCATGTGATGGCCTTCAGTAACGCGAATATCAAGTGTTTGGTTTTTGAGATACACCATCCTCTCTTGGGGATCGCGCCGCCGCCGCACAATGCGCGAAATTGGTTCCCATGTTACGTGTCCTGTATTTGGGTCTACCGCCGCAGTTGTGTCGTCTTCTTGGATGTCATGCATTCCTAGCCATCCACGGCGTGTAAGAATTTCGGTTTGACTATCGAGACAATTCACCAAGACTTGATACGTCCCAGCCCGGAAGTCGGCGAGGATCTGACGACGCACAACCTTGTCGGTACCACCGTCGGCACTTGCTGCGGTAAAGCCGGCGGCGCGAAAGTCGGCGGCTAGGTCGTGTGCTCCCTGGACACTTGTGGTAAAGGCAATTGCGGGCCGATCGGCGGCCAGTTCGCGGTGGGCGGCCACAACCAGGGCCCGGCAGGCCGGGGTGTCAAAGCGCTCGGCCAGCTGCTGCTGCTGAAAGTCGCCGCCCACGGTGCGTACGCCGCTCAGGTCGATGTGCGTCGAGATGGCGTACCAGGTGGGCTTCACCAGGTACGCCTCGCGCACCAGGTCGGCGATTGTGATGGTAAAGGCCGTGGTGTCGAAGGCGTTGGCCATGGCCAGCCCGTCGCCTCGCATCGGCGTGGCCGTAACACCAAGGTGGCGCAGCGCGGAGTTGGCCGCGCGCAGCCCGTCGCACACCTTCAGGTAGGCCGGGGCAATCGCGTGGTGGGCCTCGTCGGTGATCAGGTAGTCGACCGGGCCGTGGGCCAGCAGCTTCTTCAGATGCGTCTCACGACTCAGCGTCTGCACCGTAGCGACAGTCAATTGACGATCATAGTCCTTTTGTTCGCCCATCAATAAGCCCAGCCGGGGGCAACTCAATGCGCCGTTCGTCAGCCAGTCGCCACCAACGGCGCGGAGGCGCTCAATCGGCTGATGGATCAATTCCTCGCGGTGGGCAAGAATCACTGCCCGCTGGCCGTTTTGCAGCACGCGCAGCAGCAAAGCAAGAAAAATGACCGTCTTGCCCGCGCCAGTGGCCGCAACCCCCAGCACGTCGCGCTGGCCATTGTTCCAGGCCGTGATCGTCGCGGCAATTGCGTCAGTCTGATAGGGTCGAAGCTGAAACATAGAGCCTCATGTGTAAAGCGTTTTTTGAAGAGAAACCGTGGATCAGTCCTATAGATATTCTTATAGGACTGATCCACGGTTTTCAGATCGCAAAGGGTTGACACACGCGCGAACGAAAGGCCCGCGCGTGGCCGAGGGTACTGGCTCAATTTCCCGCCAGCCCTGCGCAAGTAGCCCCTCAAACCACTTTGTGGCCGTCTTCCTGTCGGTTTTCAGTTCGCTTGTAAAATCCTGCGTCGTTACCCGGCCTACGGCCACCGCACGGGCGGTGGCCACGCGCAGCACCTCCGGCCACCGATACGGATCAACACCGTCGGGCGCGTCAAACAATTGATGTAAGCTCACCAATTCGACAGGGATACCAGGCAGTGGCACGTTGGTTAGCAGCCACACGTCAACTGACCGGCGCAGCGGTCGAGCGCGATGCAGTGCCTGCACAAGCTCCGCTTCGCGCACTTGCTCAAGCAGCACCTGCAGGTCGTGGTCGTTCCAAAATCCTGCGACGGGGTAGGCCCAGGGCTGACCGGGAAACGGCCGATCCTGCGTCGTCCAGGTGACATCAAAGGGACGGTCACGCTCGCTGTACACCATCGTGGCGGTCGTGACCACGTCATCTGTTCCGGGTTGCGGGGTGCCAATGACAATGAGGCAATCACAGTTTTGCAGGCGGTTGGTACCTCGACTGCCGTGAAAGTGGGCAGCGGCAGCGTTTGCGCCAAATACCTGAAGCAAATCTTTGTACGTGACATATGCAGGACGCTGATAACCACGGTTGAGAATAGCAGCAACCTGTGCCTGAACGTGCTGTAACTTGGGGCGTCCGTCCGCCGCAGGGCCAACGTCCGTTTTGGTGTTGAGACTTGCCCACACCTGGCGCACGCGGCCCTGCAATTGCACATCGGGCCGAACAATCTTGACGGAACGGTTAAGCAGTTCACGATACAGCGGCCCCGAGGCCGTCGCGTCAAGCCAGATGACATGCGGCGGCAAAAAGCGCGGTCGCCGACGCAGCAGCAATGTGAGACCGCTGGTGTCGATGCGCACCCGTGGGATCGCGTCGACACCAGCGAGCTGGGCCTCAGCCTCCCGCTTCAGGGCATACAGCGTGTGGAACAGATGGCCGTAGGGCGCCTGCTCGGCGGCGTCGGCGTGGCGCAGCTCGGGCGGCTCGATCTCGGCGAGTGCCACCTCGCCGCAGGCCTGCGCAACAAGGCGGGCTCCGCCCAGGGCGGCCAGCAGGGCCGGCCCGCTCCACACACCGCCCTCGCGCGGCGTCATCGCCAGGCGGCGCAGCCCCCGCATCAGCTGCTCGCGCGGGCCCTCGTCCATCCCGGCAGGGATCATGTCGCCGGCCGGTATGTGCCACGGATGTAAAAAAGCGCGCAAGGGAAGCTCATCGCCAATGAGCAGGTCGGTTTGTTCAAGGCGCGGGTGCCCTAAGGCCAAATGTTCGTATTGGGCATAGATGATAGGCTCGCTGCGGTGTGCTTGCGCATGCCATGCACACTGCTGATGGATGTAGCTCCACCCGCAAATGCGCGGATTGGCGCAAAAATCCAACGCGGGATAGCCGCGCCGCATCCACTGCTCAATGTGCGATGCATAGCGACATGTTTGACCAGCCCCTTGCCCCTGCCCCAGGGTGCGCGGCAGCCAGTTGTACCACCATGACGGGCGCTGCATAAGTGCCTGCAGATCGCTGAAAAAGTCGCGGCGTGGGCCAAGATAGAGGACACGGCCTGCGCCTGCAGCACACGTTTCAGCCGTTTCCACGGCTATTGTGGTTTTGCCGATCCCAGCTGGCGCAGCAATGAGCAGGACGTGATCCGGTGCTGGATCGGCCAAATAGGTTGTGATGGCATCACGGATCATCTGCTGCCCCTGATCTAAAGTTAATGTGCCGTACTGCTGTCTGTCTGGCGGTGCGGGTCGAAGCCCCCGTCGGCGTGGGCTTGGATCGAACGGCTCAGGCTGAAGCACACGTTCGGGCAGTGTGGGCGCTGGCTGCTCCAACTCAGCCAGCGCCTGGGCAATGACGTTTGTCATTGCCTATGCTACAGCGACGGTCGCGTCGACCGCCTCTCCCACCACTGCCGCCTGAGCGGTGTCGGCTGCTGCCGTATACACCGCCCCCCAGTCGCGAATCTCGTCAAGGCTCATCCCTGCAACGGCTGTCTTATCCGGTAAGGGTATATCAGCACCGGCCTTCTTTGCGCGTCTGGCGGCCAAGCGCATCGTATTCAGTGCTGCCTCGCGCTCGGGATCGACCTCAACAGTGGGTGGGGCTATCAGCTTCTTGATTGGAGGCATCGCATCAGCATTGATTACCTCACCAGTACGCACGTCCGACGGTGGGGCTGCGGGGAGTGTCGGGCGGTGCGTGTGTTGTACAACCGCCACAGGCTCGTCGCGGATCTCGTCACTGGTGTACAGTCCGCTCATGTCCGCTGGAAATGCGCGGCGCAGGGCCAGTGCCTCCGCGCAGTTGCCACAAAGCATTGAAAAGCCATTGCGGCGCACGACAATTACACCAGAGGGCACGGTGACGCACCACACATTGCCCGATTCGTTGTTTGGCTGAAGGGCTAGCCCCGAACGCCTTTGACCTCGCTTAAAATCGTTGTAGTCACGATTCCAGCGCACCACGGGGATTTCAGAGCGCGTGCTGATGGTCACGTAGTAGTTTGGCTTCGTGCCAATGTCGGAGGTTCGGCTACGGCGCTTGCTTACACTGTACCCAGCCACGACACACGCAAGCTCAAACGCCTCAATGTGGTCAAGGCGTGACGTGTAAAATCGTCGTACACCACTGCCCTGCTGATGACCATCGAAGGCGATGAGTGTGTCAACGAAGATGCGCGCTTCGCGCTGGGTAAGGTTAAGGATCTGTTCGGTCTGAATAACTTTCCCTGGCGCAACCAAAGGTTCAATCATCGTACGGGCAATGTGTCGGTAGACAAAGCGCGTCTTATCAGTTTTAGTCGTGATGGTGCGTGTTGCAGTGTGGGCAATATCGCCGGCGGTGTGCCGCACCTGCTCATCCTCTGCCATATTGTTTGCGCGCAAAAATGCAATTTTGTGGGGGCGTGACACTTCTATCTTGAAGCCCTCGATCGTATCGGCCCCATCCGCAATATAAGCAGCAGCCAGCTCGATCGCCGTTTTGGTAAGCGCGGCAAACACCTTTGATCCGGTAACGCAGCGAGGTATCCACCAGCGAGGGCGCGTGCGCGCCATGTGGTACATCGTACCAGCCTCTACCTTGCCATCGGTTGTGACCATATCGTGATTGGGCGTGACGCAAAAATTCAAATCATCGCTGTCAAGTATGACCATATCGCCGTGGTATTCCTGAACAAATGGCTGTGCGTCGGTCGTTTCGAGGCCGTTGTCAACGACCTGCAATATTCGCCCAGTAACCTGGCTGAACTTCTGAAACCCGCAGTCGGTCAGCACCTCGGTTTGATCGTCAAAACACTTCGCGAGCATAATGTGGGGTTTGTCGGCCCACATCTGCGTTGGCGTGCCGTCCTTTTTCGTTTGCACGTATTCCTCGTAATGCGCCGTGGCCGCGACCTCGTGCCACTGGCCGCGCACGTATTTCAAAATGTAGGCTGTTGCGCTGTGTAACTGCCCAGCGGTGTCATATGTGTATGTCGGCGCGCGCCCTGGCGCATAGTTCCCCGTGCGGTCAGCAATCAGGCGCAACCCGTCAATGCCCGTTTGCGGCTGACGACTGGTGCGCCACTGGCCGTCGACGTTCTGGCGGCGCTCAATCAAATAAATCTGACGTGAGAACGGATCCAACCCTGATCGTTGCGCAAGCGAGAGAAACAGCATCAATTCGTCATCGCTTGCACCTTTGGCAATGGTATCCTTGACCAGTTCAACCTTCGCGTGATCAAAGCCCGTCGCATCAGCAATACGGGCTAACGCTGTTGTGCTCATCGTGGTACTCCTGTATGATTGCTAGGCGACGCGCTCACGCACGCCGGCATAGTGCCGCAATGTCCGTAGTGCCGCAGTCTCGATTTGGCGTGCGCGCTCGCGGGTCACGCCAAGGACGCGCCCGATCTCTTCAAGCGTGCGCGGCTGGCCATCAACCAGGCCATAGCGCAACTCAAGCACCGTGCGCTCGCGGTCGCAACAGTGCCGCAGCAAGGCGCGCACAAACGCGCGTTGATCGCGTTGCGCGATGGTCTGCTCAACATCATCAGCACTTGCCAGTTGATTCAGTAAGGTGCGATCACTGTCGTCCCAGGCGTCCGGTAATGGTGCATCAAGTGAGGCGACATGCCGCATGCGTGCGCTGTCTAATCGTGCTGCGACGCGCGCCACGGGCCAGCCGACGGCATCTGCCACCTCTGCAAGTGTTGGGGTGCGCTGCAATGTGCGCGTCAAAAGCGCCGTTACCGTGCGCAACTGCTGCTGATCGTCTTGCACATGCACCGGAAGACGAATCATATGCCCGTGATCCGCAAGCGCGCGGGTGATCGCCTGGCGTATCCACCACGTCGCATAGGTCGAAAAACGCACCGCGCGATCAGGGTCAAATTTGTCAGCAGCCCGAATCAATCCAATACACCCTTCCTGTACCAGATCCGTCAACGTGAGATGTGCGCTGTGGCCGGTATAGCGCTGCGCAATGCTGATCACAAGCCGGATATTGCACGCGATCAGGCGCGCGCGCGCTTCTGCATCGCCGCGCGCGACCGCGCACACAAGGGCGCGCTCATCGGCAGGACTCAGCAGCACATGATCCGATCCGGCAATAGCTTCTCTCTGTGCATCATCGGTATACCTGCTCATGTCGGCATCTCCACGACTGTGCGGCGTATCGCTTCGGCTTCATCGCGAATACGATAGACACGCGTCAACAGATACGGGTCACGTTGCGCAATCGCTTGTGTTTCAATCTGCTCAATAAGTGCCACGATGATCGCCGCACTGAGGGCGATCTGATCAGCGTGCTCCATCTGCCTTCGCTCAGCCGCGCGCTTCCCGGCCACGGCGTGTTCCTTCCGCATAGCCGACTTGGTAGCCCGTATCAAACGCTGCGGTATCGTTGCGCGCGAGCCGCCCGCGCACGTAATAGGCGGTTGTCACAACCGCACCGCCCATGCCCGCAATGACGCACCAGGCCGTTGCAGCACGGTATTCCTGCTCGGCGACACACCAGCCAATGAATGCGGTGCTCAAGGTGGCGGTACCGAGTGCATACGCGGCTGGTCTGCTCAACCGCCACCGTTTTTGCCAAAGTGCCATATGTTCAGCCGCAAGCGCGCCCGCCGCAAGCGCGCCAGCCGCAGCCATCGACGGCAACGCAGATGTCACAGATCGGACAGGTGATGCTATCGTCATACTTACATCCAGGCACGAATTTCATCAGGGTGTGCGCCGCCGCGATGGAGACGCACCCACATATCGCGAAGATCGGGATCGCCCGCTTTGTAGGCGTGTCGCAACAGTTCGGCAAGGTCTGGCGTGCGCCGAAGCTGCGCGACCAGTGTTTCGTCGCGCGCCAGTAGCTCGGCGTGCAACGCGGATGGACTAAGTTCGTCAAGGCGGTAGTTCGTCACGCAACCCCCTCCGGCGTCTCTGGCGCGTGACGATACGTGGCGCACACATGAAGGAGCATCGCTTTGTGCTGCTGCCAAAACCGTCAATGATGACTGCCCAGCGCAGTCCAAAGAAGATCAATGGTGCGTTTTGTGCGCCCCCAGGTTTGGGTGGCGCAGTGTTACAGCTTCAACCGAGTACAGCGTGTTCCCTGTCCAGCGATCAGTAATGGTGGTAGTGGTGGTCATCTCACGCTGCCTTTACTGGCCCGCGTGGGCCGGGAAGGATGGGCTTCTGGTGCTCCATCAGCTTCTTGAGCGTTTCGTGCGAGACAACGATGCCTTTGCTTTTGCTCGGCTTGGGGCGCTTTTTGTCGCTCAATTGGGTAGCTGCACGCTGCGCACTGGGTGCATCGTCAAAAAAGGCGACGGGATCGCCGTCGACGCACACGGCATATTCCTGCACAGTTTGTGTCGTCACCGTGATTGGTTGCGGGGGCGGAGGCGGGCCTTTCAGCCAACTGTCGATCTGCGCGGCGCGCTCAGGACTCATCGGAGTGTCGTCGGCGGGTTCAGGTTCAGGGCCATCGTCCCAGGGGTCGCTCGTGGGTTGCTGCCTCTTAGCTTGCACGTACTCAGTATGTACGTCGGCGAGCGAGCGCCAGGGGGCCGCATCATCCGCCAGCGCGTCGCTATCGGCCTGAGCGTCGGCGTCGACCTCGCCCGGTGTGCGCCACGGCTGCCAACACGCATCACAGAGGTCGATCTGCATGGCCTCGCCGTCCTCGTCGGCCACAACGACGGCGTGCGTTGCAGGCTGTTTGCACTCGTCACATATGGCGGACGCATCAGCGTCTGCCGCACGATGCAGGGCATTCAGCACGGCTGACGCAGCAAGCACGCTACCGTCCTCCACACTGTCGAGCACCGCTTCGGCCTGCGCAATGGCCTGCGCTGGCTGATTGAGGAGATCGTACACAAGATCGTCGAGTGCGCGCTCACCGTCGCTGTACGTGCGGGCGAAGCCAACAAGCTCACCGTTGAGCAGCAGGGTGAAATCCTGGCTCTCGCGGTTGTAGACGATCTCTTTGGTGTGGGTGGGCGTGGGCATGGTGGTGGCTCTCCTGTGCGATACGAATAAGTATGTACCTATAGGTATTATAGCACGCATACCGCGCTTGTCAATACCTATAGGTACAATTACGCATATTCGGGTAAAGCGCCCACCGTATCTTGAGGCGCAAACTCTGTCAGTACCGTAATAAGCAGGTGATCAACAGCCGTCCAATCACCACGCCGTAGTTCACGGATGGTTTTTGAGCTTGTTGAAAACGCGCGGGCAAGTGCTTCATATGAGCCGTATTTTTCGAGCACCGCTTGCTCGATCGCCTTGCTTACAACGTCGGTAAGATATTGCTTGTCCATAATCTACCCATTAGTTAATACTTGTAGGTATGACTATAGCACAGGCTTTGAGAAATATCAATACCTCACCGTATCTTTACGTGTACCTATAGGTTTGCTATACTGAAAGGCATTGTATGGACGCATTTATCACATACATAGAAACATTGGCGGGATTGCGCGGCATGACACTTGCAGAAGTGCAAGATTGTGCTGGGGTGCGTCAAAACTACTGGTCTCGGCTGCGCAATCGAGAAACAAAAGTGCCTTCGGTTGAAGTAGCAGCGGCTTTTGTTCAAGCAGTTCGGGGAGATCAGAATCGCGCGATGGGATTGATACTTGATCGTCAGGCGACAAGCAATGACGGAGAAACTGCAGCGCGGCTTGATGCAGCAAATGAGCTAACGCCAGAGGATTTTGATCGCTTTGCCCGCTTTACTCGCGTTCAACGTCAGGCGTTTTTTCATTTTCTTGACACACTTGAAGCTGGCGGCGAATCTGATAAATAATATGGCGTCGCTCTTGGTGGATTGAGCGCTTCAGGCCGTAGGCGTACAAGGACGCCCACACGAGCGCGAGCGCATTCAGGATTGTCGCAACCGCTGCATGGCCAGGAGCAGCCCACGCAATCGTTGGCGTAATGATACCAGCGCCAATGATGACCATGCGCCAGTACCACAGTATTGGTGCGCATTGGATGGACATCCGCCCAATGCGACGAACGTTGCGATCAAGCTGCGGTGCATTCATGGAGCCTCCTTGCTCATGCGCACGCTTGTGCGCGGATACCGATCCATCATAGCAACGATGTATACGCGCTTCAAGATGCAGATTGCCACTGAGCCGATTACGGTATATGCGTAACACGCGCCGTTTTGGATCTCTCTATTGTACATTGCACAGTGCATCCATCACCTCGCACATCTGTTCGGACGGATAGCCTAGCACAGCCAGACCGCTGCGCCAATGAGATAAAGCTGAGAGGATGCTATGCATCGCACCGTCTTCATCGTGTTCTTTGCTTTGGTTGTTGTTGCACACGCATTTGCCAGCCCTGCCCAGGACACTCCAACCGTCTATCTTCCACTTGTGCGTAACGGGGCACCAAGCCCAACAGGCGTCGCGACCGCAACCGCTTCGGCCACACATACACCAACTGTCACACCAACTGTCACACCAACGGCAACGTTTGCGACGGCAATGGCAACATCGACCACCGAGCCTTCTACAACAATGAGCGCAACACCGACGAGTACTCCAAGCCCGACACACACGCCAATAGCTGGAATACTTCCCATCAATGGCGATTTTGAGCAAGGCGATACCGGCTGGCGACGTGATGATGATGCGTACATTGTGAACAGTGCAACGCTTGCGCGTACTGGGCAATGGTCTGCCTTACTCGGTAGTAGCGATGGTAATGCCGACGAACTTGCGCAAATACTCACGGTGCCAGTAGACCAACCGTATTTACACTATTGGTATACCGCGTTATCACAACACGTTGATTGTTACGAAGATGCTGCCTTTGTCTACATCGATCCGAACCCCGACGATTTTGAGATTGGCACGATGGTTGAGTCCCACTTTGATTTTTGTGAAGACCGTGAATTTATTGAGTACCGTGAAGTCATTATTGATCTTTCTGCATATGCAGGCCAGCGTGTTGAATTACTGTTTCGGATGTCGACTGATCCGAATTACAGCAGTTACTGGTCGCTTGATGATATTGCATTCCAGTCGACTGCACAACTACAGGCAGTAACACCATCGACACATGCACGTGCAGCGATTGAAAGGCAATTCCAGGCACTGAGTCCATAGGCAGTTTGTAGCGCACCGCGCAGAAGACACCAACGCCCCGATCAAGATCGGGGCGTTGGTCTTTGTGGTCTGGTGTACTAGTTCTTGGTTCTTGATTCTTGTGTCTACCCAGCGTCATAGGCGTGCTTCGCCCTGGCGACGGCGGCCCGGTTGACGAGCGAGCGCACCGTTGTATCAGGTTCATCTGTGAACCTGATACGATACTGGCTCCATCCGCATCGAGCACGGCGCGAAAGGTGGCAAACTCGACACAGAGACCAGGTTGAATGGGTGCGCTCATCGTGGGGGCTCCTTTCCGCATTGGCGGCTATGCCGACCGAGATCAGCAAACGAGAACGGCCCGGCTCCACAGCGCTTACAGATATGCGGTGTTGGGGCAGTTTGTCGGGTAGCTGCCTGCAAAACCGGCCCTGCGCCCGCCAGATCGGGGGTTTGTGGCGTCCCCGCCTGCAAGACCGGCGCAGGAAACACTATCTGGCGCGGGAGCGTGAGCGGCTGCGCACCGACCGGCCCGGCCCACAACGGCACGGTCATACCCTCGCTGGCAGGCACGGGCGACAGCAGGGCGGGGGGATGTTCCTCCGTGTTCGGCACGTTCGGCGCATCGAGCCGGTGGAGCAGATCCGCCAGCGCATACGAGAGCAACCCGAGCGCCAGCGCCTCCGCCGTCGCCAGCCCGAGCGCTAACCCGTCGAACGTGGCGACAAACTGCGCCCAGGTTTTGAGCCCGTCGCCCGTGCGTGCGTTGTAGTCGGCGATGATGTTTAGCAAGACGCCCACGGCCAGCGCACCGACGATGACGCGCCCGGCGGCACGCTTCGCCGCCGGACTCAACGAGAGCAGGCCGAGCGTCAGGTAGACCAGCTCAATCCCCAACGCGGCAGCCCCTGCTGCCCACGGCCCGCGCGCCGGTTCGAGTGCCCGATAGATCCCGACCGCCGAGGGGAGGCTGAGACAGATCAACGTCGCGACGGCCAGGCCAATCTTCCAGCGTGCGTTCGTCACGGCTGCACCTCCCCTAACGCGCCGCCCAACGCGCGGCGCAAGATGTCAGCCACCCGGCGCGCCGCTTTTGCGTAGCCGTCGCCGCCGCTGCTCCCGCCGTTGAGCTGTTCGGCCAACGCTTTGACCGATTTTCCCGCCACAAACGCGGCCACGATCTGCGCCTCTTCAGCGGTGAGCTGTGCCGCATTGGAACGCCCACGAAGGGGCGCAGCGGTCGCCCCTTCGGGTGCCCCTTCGGGTGCCCCTTCGCCAGACGTAGCGGGCGAAGGGGTGCGAAAGCCGATCGGCGACGTTGCCGAAGGGGGCGACGAAGGGGCGGAGGGCGGGGTGTGTTCTTCCCTGTTCGGCGCGGCGTCGAGTAAGCCCGCCACACGCGCCACGTCTGCCGGCGTCATCGCGGGAATGACGACCGGACGCAGATCGCCCGCCGTCGAGAGCAGGTAGCACGTCCCGGCGGGCAGGTCGAGCAAGTCACCGGGCAGATCGTCGGCGGTCAAGCCGGTGAGCATGCGCGCTTGTGCCGGGCGCAGCCGATGCACGTAGGCCGAGGCGAGGCTGTCGCGCAGTTCAGAGCCCCCGGCGCGGCTGCCGTTCCACACCTGGCCGCACACGAGCGCGTACAGCCCCAACTTGCGCCCCTCTTGCCCGATGCCCTCGACGAGCGCGGCCAGCGGTTCGGCCAATTCGCCCCGCTGCAAACTGGAGAACTCATCCGCCAGCACGATCCAGGGGGTCGCCCGCTGCCCGCTGGCGATGCGGCGCTGCAATTCGTGGGCGGCCAGCTCGACGGCGGCCTGCATCGCGCGCGGCGTGTCGGCCACAGCGCACACGAACGACCGGCGCAGCGGGGCCAGGCGCATACTCAGGCTTTCCGGGTGCTGCGCGTGCGGGTCGAGGATGAGCAGCCGCGCGCCATACAGCGCGGCCTGACTGGCCAGAAAGACCGCCGTCCAGCTCTTACCGCTGCCGGAGAGCCCGCCCACGGCACACGAGTACAGATCGAGCCAGGAGCCCGCCAGTTCTGCGCCCGTGTCACGGTCGAAGCCAAGCACGAGCGGCTGGCCGCGCCCGACGCGCCCGGCGTCGAGCAGCTGTGCGAACGTCGGCACGCTCACACCCGGCAGTGTGCTGGCGGGTTCAGCACCAGGAAGCGCAACAGCTCCGTGCTGTTCAGCTCGATAATCAAGGCGGGGCGCGTAGTGCTCGACGACGTGCGGCGCGTAGTGGGTGCTGGTGCTGCTGCTGACACTGTGCGGTACCGGGGCGATGCTGGCGCGCGTGATGGCGGCCTGGTGGTAGGCCCCGAGCGCGGCGACGGCGGCATCCTGGCGGTCGAGCAGTACGGGCAGTTGCCCGCGCGCATCGGGGCGGGCGAACTGGCGAAACCTGGCAAGGGCGGCGACCGCCCACGCGCCGGTGATCACGAGCAGGCCGACGACGACCGCCAGCGGCAACACGCGCCAGGCCGCAGCCAACAACAGATCAAGCGGCGTCAGCGCATCGGCGATCAGCAGCTGGCGCTGTTCGGCAGCGGCACGCACCGGATCGTAAGTGGGTTCAATTTGCAGCAGCGCCGCGCCGATGGCAAGCAGCAGCACGGCAGCGATAAGAAGTACAAGTAGTCGTAGCATTGCGGTGTCCCCTTCCAGTGTTAGCATGTGCTACCAGTGTTAGAATGTGCTACCCGCGTTCGGTGTCCCCTGGCGCGGGTGCCCTCGGTGTTCAAGGCACCGAGGGCGTTATGATTCGGCACGTGTGCGGCGCGCATGCCGTGCTGCTTCAAGCGTCGCATGATGCAGGTCGCGTAAGCGCGCAATTTCCGCGTCGACAACAGCGCGCACCAGTTCGGTCATACTGCCATAGCCCCCAAGACGCGCCAGCAGGTGCGCGTCTTCCACGTCATCTGGCGTGCGCCCCCAGTAGGTTGCTATGCCGTAGCGACGCTTTGCATCTCCATCGCGTGCCATACCCGCTCCTTTGTGTGTATCCGACTATCAAATATACGCGGCGGAGTTATAACTGAGTTTGCGTTTTTGTCAAGGGCTTGACATATGCAACGCATGTCGGTATAACGTCGCAGCGATTTGCAGATTTGTACGTTTGTTTGCTTCTTCTTATGGACTTCAGCAACAGCATTGATAGCGCGGATCTCCATCCGCGCGACGGCCCGCAACCGCCCCAACCCCACGCGCCGCCCCCCGACGCGGTGGTACTTGGCGCATCGCCGTGGAGCGACTATTCAACAATCGGCACGCCGCCGATGATTGGCCGCGCCCTGACATTGGATCAATTCCGCGACTATCTTGCTGGCTATCAGTTTGGTAGCCTTGCGCCTGATCGCGCCGTGCTGCACCACACGGTCATTCCAACGATTTCGAGCTGGCGCGGTCTTGCGACCATGCAGGCCATGCAACGCCACTACCGTGATCTGGGCTGGTCATCAGCGCCGCATATCTACGTCGGCCCCGAAGCGCAGGAAAACATTTGGTTGTTTACGCCGCTGAGTCGGATTGGCATTCACGCAGGCACTGGCAATGGCGGTGTGCGCGATGGTTGGTACAGTATCGGCGTGGAGATGGTAGGCCACTATGATCGGGTGGCTCCGGGGGGTACTATCTGGGAAACGACGCGCGCAGTGCTGGCGCTGCTCTGTCGACGCTTTGGCCGCGCGCCTACTGACCTGCTGCGTTGGGATAATCGTCCATGCCCCACTATTGCCTTTCATCGCCATTTTCCGACCAAGAAATCCTGCCCCGGGTGGGCCGTCAGCGAGGGCTTTGTCCTGGGCGGGGTTGAGGCCGCGCTCCAGCAGCTGCATGCGCGCGTGGCGTACACCGAGTACAGCTCGATCATGGCCGATTGGCACGGCGATGCTGCACAACTCGCGCATGCGTTTGCCGCGCGTTGTCGTGTTGCGGGCAGCCCGTATGCTCTTGAAGTTGCTCGCCCCATCGAGACGGTGATCGTTCCGGCCTATATCGCGACGGCACGCGCCGTCGGCATTGATCCGATTGTCGCCTTAGCCCAGTGCGGCCACGAGACCGGCTGGCTCACGTCGGCACTCAGCCAGCGCCGCGATAGAGACGGTAACGATCTGCGCAATCCCGCAGGGCTGGGCGTGAGCGGCGAAGAGGCCAATGCACCGCGCGCAGGCTTTGCCTGGGACGCAGATCAGAGCATCTATCGCCGTGCGCTTGGCTTTCCTGATTGGCAGGCGGCGATCCGGTCGCACATTGGTCGACTGCTGGCCTATTGCTTGACTGATCGCGAGGCGACCCATGTGCAGCGTGTGTATATTGATGAAGCGCTAGCACGTCGCCCGCTGCGTCCCGTCGTGCGCGGCAGTGTGTCAACGTTGGCACATCTGGGAGCGGCGCGCAACCCCGCTAATGCTGCGGCTTTGGCGGCGGGTGTGTCGTCGCGCGAATGGTCGGTGCAAGGCTGGGCGTTTGAGGGGTGGGACTACGGCGAGCGCCTTGCGGCGGCGGCGCAGTCGTTGCGATGAATCCGCTTGCGGCCCTGGGTCGCTCCATCGCGGTGCTCTTTCGGCGCGGTGGGGTTGATTTTCAGCAAGCCACGCTGGGCGATCTTGAAGCAGGCCAGATTGTCGGCGGCGACGTTCACGGGATACCATCGGGTCAACTGCTACCGCTTATTGCCGATATGCTTGCGAATGAAGCCCAATGGCGGCGGGCGGATGTTGCGGCGCGCGAGATTCGCCAGCAAGACATTGATCGCCAATTTGAGAAGGTGATGATGGAGCAGGCCGCCACGAACGCACGTCTTGATCGCTATGCTGCGTTGTTGCTCGTTGGCGGCGGCGTTCTGCTCGTGCAAACGTTGATGCTTATTGTTGGCGTTGTTATCGTCGTGTCGTTGCTTTGGCCGCGCCTTATTGCGTTTGGGGTACTACTCTGGAGTCTCTTATGACCGAATACGATCACGATAGCCCGCGTCGGCGCAGTATTCGCGACAAGATTGCGTTTATCACAAGCCACGCGACTCGCGCCGATGTGCGGAAGGCTGGTTCAGAACTTGGCGCACAACTTGAAGAGATGTTTCGCGCGACGCGCTCTGATGCGGCAGCAGCACTCGGCATGGAAATCGCCGATGTTGATGTGCGCCTGGATGCGCTCGAAGGGCGACTTGCACATATTGAGCAGTTAGTAGACGAAGTGCATGCCCAAAGCGCAGCTCGGCAGCAACAAGCGGATATGATGCTCAATTTGCTTAAACAGATTCAGGTTGCCTTGCACACCAATGGAGACGCCGCATGATCTGGGATTGGAACGCGTGGTGCCTCGTGACGACGATTGCGCTGATGCTGTGCTTCGGCATTGTGCTAGCGCTGGTGGATCTGGCGGAGGATGAGCCCGTTGAGTAATCCCGTCATTGCTGCACAAACAGCCCAATTTAACGGGCTCAGTACCTCAATGGCGATCACGATGCCCGCAGGCATTGCGAACGATCAGCTGTTGTTGGTGCTCATGAATGTGCGGCAGGACGGTGATCTGACTGCGCCCTCGGGCTGGACACAGATCGCCAACGCGGTGCAGATCAGCGTGTCCAATGATCTGTGGTGTCGACTGTACGCGAAGAAGTCGGTGAGCAGTGACTCGGAGGCGGTGTACACGTGGTCAACGGGCGGCGGCACGAATCGCGATTGGCAGGCCCGCGCGCTGTATATTACTGGCGCTGACGTAAGCGGGGCCATTGCCGATGTTTTGGACGGTTCAACATCTAGTGCGCCATCGTCATCAAGCAGCAGTATTAGTGTTGCCAGCATCACGACGACGCGGGCGAACGGTCTGTACCTCTGGTGGTTGGCGTGGACATCAAGTGACATCACATTGACTGGCCCAACAGGCCCATCGCAGCTTTGGAAAAGCACCGCCAACGGGAACGCGAATCAATGGCCTTTTTCGGAAAACCTCGGCGCAGCGGGCGCAACCGGCACCCGTAATGCAACCGCAAGTGCCTCACGGTTCCACGTACAGTTAAGTACGGTAATAAAGGCGCTGGCGGCCACAACGATTACCGGAGCCGTGCCAGCGCCAGCCCCGACAAGCAATGGCACGCTGAGTGCTGGCCCGCTGACAGCAAGTGGTACAGGGGCTGCGGCGGCTTCTGGGGCAGGTGTGCTTGCAGTTGGGCCATTGGCTGTGAGTGGAGCCGTTGCGTTTGCTTCAAGTGGCACCGGCGCGGCCACACTTGGGCCAGTGACACTACAAGGCGCTGGCGCCGTTGCCGCCTCGGGCGCTGGCGCGGCTGCATTGGGGCCGCTTGAAAGCGCGGGCGCGGCGAACACTGGCGCGGCGATTGGAGCCGGTAGTGCAACTGGTGGCCCACTGACGCTCAGTGGCAACGCTGCACCGGCGGCGATTGGCACCGGCGTTGCTAGCATTGGTGCAGCCGTAACTGTGGCGGGAAGTGCTGTTGCCCCCGCCCCCGCGAGCGAAAGCATTGTGGCGTTGGGGCCATTAACGCTTGTCGGCGCAGCAGATGTCACGAGTGCTGCTGCTGGCGCGCTCACGCTTGGCCCGCTGTTGACGGCAGGGGCAGGGGCAGCTGCCAGTAGCGGTATGGGGAGCGCGCTCGTTGGCAATGTGTTGATTGTTGGCAGTGCGCAGGCCGCTGCGATCGGGAGCGGCGGCGCGCTGCTTGGCACGGTGGCTTTGCCTGGGGATCGGCTGGCGCGGGTCAACCCGCGCAACCGCACTGCGGCCATTGTTGCACAGAGCCGGAGAGCGTAAATGCCAGCAAGTGCGGTCTGGGCTGAGGCGAAAGATCCGAGCGATGTGCTGGACTATTACGCCGCATTTGACCTTGATAGCGGCGATGCAATCAGTACGCACGTTGCGACCGTGACCGCCGGAGTTGTCACGATTGCCAGCAGCGCCCTGGCAGATACGCAAACCGTGCGCCTGTGGCTCAGTGACGGCATTGTGGGCGATGTTGACATTACGATGACAGTTGTGACGAGCGCTGGGCGGACATTACAGCGCACATGGCGATTACATATTGAGGAGCGATAATGGCGCATCTGTTTTCAACGGGGCACCGCAACGCGGCCAATGACAACGGCCCGAGTACAATCTACGACACGAACGGGCGGCTCGCCTTTTTCAGCGGCACCGACCCGACCGACCCAAACGCCGCGATTGCAAATACCAAACTGGCTGAATTCACGCTGGCAACTGATGCCTTTGGCGCATCGGCGAGCGGCGTGGCCACACTCGCGGCGGTCAGCCAGGTGAGCGGCCTTGCCGCCGGTGACATTACCTTTGCGGTTTTTTATCGCTCAGGCGATACCGCGCTGACCAGTGCCGCAGGAACCAGCGACCGGCGTTGGATCATGACCGATATTCGTACAACGGCGGGCGGCGATCTGCAAGTGAACACACTCACGGTCAGTGTGAATTTACCGATCAGCCTAACGAGTTTTACGCTGACGTATCCCGCGAGTGCGTAAGACTCTGTTAGCAGTGTTATATCAGAGCTATGGCGAAAAGTGGCGGTACATTCCAACCAGGGCAATCCGGTAATCCTGGCGGCCGTCCTTCCAAGCGTCGTAAGGAACTTGACGAGCTGCTGGCTGCTGAGTTTACCGATGCCAAGCGCCGCGCGGTCATTCGTGCGCTGATTGATGATGCCACCAGCGACCTTTTTGAGGTGCGTCATGAGGCACGCAAAACGTTGCTCGCCTATGCGTTTGGTAAGCCGGTTGAGCGTAAAGAAATAAGTGGCCCCGATGGAGATCCCATTGCATTCGTTGACATCAAACAACGCCTTCTCCATCGCCTCGCTCAGGAAACTGCCGCTGACGAAGCGGATAGCGATCCTGGAGAGTTTGAGTCCTGAAGAGGCCGCAGCACTGTATTATGCGTGGGAAGTCTGGGCACGGCCTGAGCAGTTGGCACCCTCAGGGGCGTGGTACTGCTGGCTGTTATTGGCCGGGCGTGGCTGGGGCAAAACGCGCACGGGCGCGGAGTGGGTGCGCAGTCGTGTTGAGAGCGGGCACTATGGGCGGATTGCGCTGGTGGGCGAAACGGCGGCTGATGTGCGCGATGTGCTGGTTGAAGGCGAGTCGGGCCTGCTTGCTATTTCGCCGCCTTGGGGTCGCCCGCTCTATGAGCCGAGTAAGCGGCGGTTGACGTGGCCCAACGGAGCCATTGGCACGTGTTATTCAGGCGACGATCCCGATCAACTCCGAGGCCCGCAACACGATACCGCTTGGGCCGATGAGTTAGCTAAGTGGCGCTACCATCAGGCCGCCTGGGATAATCTTGAAATGGGCCTGCGGTTAGGGCCAGCGCCGCAAGTGTGTGTAACCACGACGCCGCGCCCTATTGATTTGATTAAGACGCTTAAAAACGATGCAGGCACGGTGCGACCAGAGGCAAATATCGACACGTATCAAAACATCGCGAATGTCAGTCCCGTGTTTATCAAGCGCGTCTTGCGGCGTTACGAAGGCACGCGCCTTGGTCGCCAGGAGTTGCGCGCCGAAATCCTCGACGATAACCCTGATGCGTTGTGGAAACGAGAACTCCTTGACTATGTGCGCTGTGCGGCAATGCCGCCGCTGGTGCGTGTGGTTATTGCCGTTGATCCTTCGGGCAGCTCGAACGGGGCAGAGTGCGGGATTATCGCCGCAGGCCTCGGGGAAGATGGGCACGGCTATGTGTTTGATGATCGCTCGCTGCAAGGCTCGCCTGCACAATGGGGCAAGGCAGTCGTAAGCGCCTACACCGTGCATCACGCGGATCGCGTCGTGGCTGAAGTCAACTATGGTGGAGAAATGGTTGAAAGCGTGGTGCGCAGTGCCGCAATTGCTGATGGGGTGCGTATCGCGTACAAGGCGGTTCGGGCCAGTCGTGGCAAGTATGTGCGCGCTGAGCCCATCGCGGCACTCTATGAGCAAAAGCGCGTGCATCACGTCGGCTTTTTTGCCAAACTCGAAGATGAGCTGTGCCAATGGACGCCAGGCAGCGCGAGCCCGAATCGCCTTGATGCGTTGGTTTGGGCGCTGACGGAACTGATGGAGCGCAGTCCTGTTGATAGCACTGTGCCGCCGTCACAATCGTATGTTGCGTATGGATAGTACCTATGCCAGTATCACCATTTGAAACCTGGACGGCCAAAGACGCGGCGGCGAAGATTGCTGAGAACACGGCATATACAACGCACAAGTTGCTGTTTGACGGTGATCATTGGCAAGGCGGGGCGCAGTGGGTTGGGCCATTGCCGCCGCAAGACGCGCCCGGCTATCAAGAGACGTTGACGGCCATTCGGAAAAGCTTTGTGAGCAAGAACGCCATTCGAGAGACCGTCGGACGCCACAGCGCCGCCGTCATTGGCAACGAGCCTATCTGGGCCGTGACGGTTGCACGCGCGCTTGTTGATGATGAGGTACCTACACCGCAAGAGCAAACACTGATTGATGCGGCCGAGGCCGCATTGACAACGTGGTGGGATATGCGCGGGGCGATTGATCTGCTGCATCAGGCAACGCGGGCCGTGTTGTTGGGTGGTACGCCGCTGTTGCGGCTCTATGTGCCGCAGGGCCTGCTTGAAAACGGCGCAGTGCCGCGTGGCACGCTCGACGAGAGCTTGAACCGCATTTATCTTGATGTCATTGCTCCGACTGCTGGAGTTATCTACAGTGATCCCGATACAAAGCTTGACTGTGGCATTGTGCAGTATCAGCGTGACGATGGTACGACGATCACCGAGTTAAGTTATATCGATCCAGATACCACCTTTACCATATTGAAGTTGTTTCAAGGCAGCGAGGTGCAAGAAACGGCACTTGATTTCGGTGGGCGCTTGCCGGTATGGGCACTAGAACGTGATGCATTCATCACGGAGCAAGTGGTACAAATGCAAAACCTGCTCAATATGGCGCTGACGATGCTTGGTCGCAATGTCGTTTTAGCTGGCTTTGTTGAGCGCACGATTTTTAATGCGGAAATGCCTGGTGAGTGGCTGGTTGATCCAGCGACCGGCAAAAAGACGTTCAAGCCAGCGCCGTTTCATACTGGCGCTGGCGCGGTCAATGTGTTGCGCGGCATTCAAATCGAGCAGGACTCAGGATCAACGACGTTGGCAACACCAGCCATTGTGTATCGCGATCCGGTGTCCGTTACGACCTTTGCCGAAACACGCCGCGAGGCCTATGTCAGCATTCTCGAAGAAACGCACCAGCTGCACGCGCTGATCAGCGGTGATGCGACCGCAAGTGGCGAAAGTCGCAAGCAGGCGCGCACGGATTTTGAAAGTAGCGTGACGCCCACGGCGCGTGCGGTTGAACAGGCGGGGCGCTGGCTGCTCGAAACATTGCTGGCAATGGCTGGATTGTTTAGCGGCAGCCCCGGGCGTTACGCGGCGTATCGCGCCACGTTTACCTGTCGCATTGATGTCGGCCCCATTAGTGCCGATGAAATGCGGGTTGCCAAAGAGATGAAAGATGCGGAGTTGTGGAGCGAAGAAACGGCGATTGCGCGCACGGGCATTGATGATGTGGCTGCTGAACAAGAGCGCATTGCAGTAGAGCGCAGCCGTCGCCAACAACCAAGTGAACTTGATCAAATCCAGACGGAGCGCGCACGCTTGAACCTGGAGCGTGATCGTGCGCAAGATACGCAGGATCCACTAAATCTAACCGATATTGACAACGAAGGAGACCTCACATGAGCCAGCATTTCTACACGACCGCAAACGGAACGCGACTACCCATTGACAACGCAACGACTGCACTGATTGATTGTATTGAGGAAAGCACGCGCCAGATCCTTGTTGCGTTACAGGATCTGCGCGGCACATCTGTAACCGGCGAAGAAGTCGAAGCAACAGCGTCAGAGTTTGATACAACGTCATTCAACTTTCACATCATGACGAAACCGGGCAACGAACAATCGGCGCTTACGGCCTTTATTGATAGTTTGCAGCGCACGACGCAATGAATGAAGCTGCCTTTCGCGCAATGCTCACGCGTGCCGTGCGGCGGCGCTGGCTCACGCGCACGCAGGCTCAGGCCTATCTGCGCCAATTCCAGGCGGGGCAAATCGCACCAGCGCAACTTCCCGCTGCTCCGAGGTTTGTGCGCCCTACGGCGCTACGGTCTGGTCAGCGCGACGCCCTGCAAGATCAGTTTGAGCGCGATGCCGCTGCACTTGTTGAGACCTTTGTCATACGTAGTAATGTGGAACAATGGCACCGCGAGACAGCACAAACACTCGCCAATTATCTACTTGCCCAGGCACTCAGTGCCGATCCGTCGCGTGCCGATATGAGTATGGTTGTTACGGCCATCACCGAACAGCAATCGTTTTTGCAACGCTTTGCTGAAGCACTTGCTATTGCGCTGCTGGCAGGGCTGTTGCCGTCGCCAAAAGCACTGACGGCGCGCCTCCAATTGTATAGCGGCGCAGGGCGCGCGTTGTGGTATCTGCGCTACGAACTGCGCTATGATGGCCCTGGTATTGTGGTTGATTACGACAGTGTTGATGACAAAGGGACGTGTGCCCCCTGCATCGAAGCCGAGCGCGGTGGGCCGTATCTGATGGGACAAGGGCCGATGCCAGGGGCCGTGTGTCGAGGCCGGGGGCGCTGCCGCTGCCAACGTCGATCGCGCTATGATTTGGCAGCGTATCAACGTCTTGCATTGCGCCAATAGCATTGCTTGACAAATAAAGTATATTGTCGGTGGCGACAGGCTGGGTTATGAGCCCAGCCGCGCACGGTTCGACTCCGTGGCCCGCTTCCAATCTTGTATAGGCAAGTCATTTTTATGTACAAGCTTTTTCATGTTTACGCGCTCGTTCTTCTCGTGCTGCGTTTGTTTCGGTTCAGTGATCCTGCTGCATCTGGCCAGGGTAGCACTGGCAATGGGGGCAACACGAGTGATGATCCCCCGTCATGGCTTGACGGCTTGCGCAATCTCATTTCGCGCCACAACAACGATAGTGGCCGTGTAGCCGAGCTGCTGTATCAAGAGAATTACACACATCGCCAACGTATTCGTGATCTTGAAGGCAAGCAGACGCCAGATGGCGCGACTGTGTTGACCGGCGACGAAGCGGCACGCTGGCAAGCGGTCAAAGATGTGGATGTGCCAGCACTTACCACCGAGCGCGATACACTCAAGCAGCACGTCGCCACAGCAGAGCGTGAACGCATTGGCAATGCAGCTGCCAAACTGTACGATTGGGAAGCGACGGTGCTGCTGCAGCTGCCCAATCTTCCTGAGATAAAGCTTCTTGAGCAGAACGGCACATCTACCGCTGTTGTTGCGGTCGACGGCAAGGACATCCTCTTGCCTGACTATATTGATCAGCACTACGCAGCCTTTAAGCCCGCCTTGCAGCCAGGGACGCAAAGCAACGGGACGCGCTATGTGTCGCAAAGTGCGGGCACGCAGCGCCCTGCGGCTGATCCGGTAAAACGGCATATCGATAGCCGGTACAAGGTGCCAGGCAAGCAGTAGGACAATCTCCCAATGGCACAACTCAGTTTTTCTGGCAATCAACTCACCGCGCCTGTTTGGGCCGGTGACTTCCTCAATCGCGAGCATCTGCTTCCTGGCGGTGCCAAGCTCGACAAGACCCAATTCAACGCGGCAGATGCCGTGGTTGTCACTGTGGCGACTGGCGGCGCAGCGCAAGCAGCAACGACGATCCCCGTTGCTGCGCTCAGTGGCCCCATTCCCAACGGCACGGTGCTGCGCTTTAGCATCGACGAGTTTGCGCGTTTGACCGCTGCCGCCGCTGCCGGGGCTACATCCCTTGCGGTCGAAGCACTTGTCAACGCGGTCGAAGCAGGGGACGTAGCGACGTATGCTGGATCAGGTGCAAAGAAGAAAGTGGTCAAGTCGGGCACGTTGATTGGCCGCACCTATACAGAGCGCGCCAACAACACGGCCTTTGGCCCCGCCGCCGATGCCGATGATGAAGTGTATCTCGTGGCCTTTGATGTTGATGACGTGGATCGCCTCAACGATGTTGATTTGTATCGGCACGGCGGCCTCGTCAAAGAAAATCTGCTTCCTGTGTTTTTCGCGTTGAGCAGCACCTTGCAGGGCAAAATCCGCACGCTCTACCAAACCACTACCGGGAGGGCCTAGCGCGTGGATATTTACACCCTGATCCAGAGCATGCGCAACGATGGCACGTTTATGCGCCTTGCCACCAACCCGCGTGCGCAGTTCGGCATTCCCGCACGGCGCTACATTGGGGCGGAGCTGCTACCCGAGCGCACGGTGACGATGAACGCCTATCGTGAAGATGCCGTGCGCTATCGTACCGTGCTTGCCAACAACGGCACGCGCTACAGCCCGGCGCAGAAAAAGGGTTCAGCGCTCGTGGGCTCGTTCCTCGTCGAGTTGTCGCACTCCGACATTGCAACCGAGCTGACGGCCCGCGAGTACGATATCCTGATCAGCCTGCTTGGGGGCAATCAAGATATGCAGGCGGTGGCTCAGGTGATTAACTTCACCGATGTCACGGTCAACCTGGCCCTTGCCGAGCGCAATGAGCTGATGCGCTGGCAGGCTATCGTCGATGCGCAGGTGACGCTCGAAGGCGATAACGGCTACAGCGAACTGGTGGCGTATCCGAACCCGGCAAACCATCGCGCAGCGGCAGGCGGCGCGTGGTCAAACGATAGCTATGACCCATGGGCCGATATTACGGCGATGAGCGATATGCTTGAAGCCAAGGGCCAGACCGTGCGGCGCATCATCACGAGTCGGCAGGTTCTCTCCAAGCTTGCCAACAACGCCAACGTCAAGGGGCGTGTTGGCCTGGCCGTGGTGAGCGCGTCGGGGCAAATTCAGGGCATCGCAGGGCGTGCAACGCGCGATGCCATCAACAATGCGCTGGAGCGCGACGGCCTGCCGCCGATTGAGACCTACGATCTGCAATATCGCACCCAGACCGGCACGGGGCACTTTCTCAAGCGCGATGTCTTTGTGATGGGCTGCACCACAGGCCGTGACGAAACAATCGATCTTGGCGATGATGAGGTGCTGACAATGCAAGATACCATCGGCTATACCGCAATGGGGCGCGCTGCTGGCCAGGGGACGCCAGGGCGCGTCATTCGTGCCGAGGCGTTTAGCAACAAGCCGCCGCGCTTGGAGGCTGAAGGCTGGCAGGCATCGCTGCCGGTCGTGCTCGATCCTGAAGCTGTCGGCGTTATCACAAGTATTACGTAGATGGACAATCAACCAGCACCCACCGTGCAGATGCGTTTAATCAAGACCTATGTTCACCAGGGCGTGTTTTATGGCCCTGGGCTGGTTGAGGTTCCCGCAGCGCTTGCTGCGCACATTGGTGCCCCAAGCCACGACACAGTAGAGAATGAGGCGCAGGAGCAAGTAGATGACGACAGTGCCCCAAGCCAGCCTCGCCGAAGAACTCGCAAGCCTGTGTCGTGAGCTGGGCTTTGCGCACACTGCCCGCCCACGTGCCGATGATCGCGGCGATGACCATGAGCGTCACGCCTACACTGCGCGTGACGGGCTTGCAATGCTTGAGCTGACGACGCTTGATGGTGTGCTGGTTGCACTTGATTTCGTGTTTGGGCTTGCCGCTGACAGTATGGTGACACTTCAGCGCAACAATGCGCTCATGAATGTGATGTTTGGCATCGTGTTGCCGACGTGGGCCGCAGGTAATACGTGGTTATTGCAGACGCTGCGCACTATCAACACGGCGCAAGGTGGCACACGGGCAACCACGCACGACGATTGGCGCATAACACTGCGCTGGAGTCCTGTTTCGTCGCTGCTGATCGGAAGGTTAGAACACGATGCCAAGCCCAACGGGATATAGCGAATCAAGCTTTGTGGAGTATCTCCGCGACGAGGTGCTGCTCGCGACGGCGGACGTGCTTGGTTGGACGGGATCAAGCGCGTTGACCAAGCCCTGGCGTGGCCCCGTTCGCCGCGCACTGCGCCTCTGTGGTGTAGCTGACATGACAAGCGCCGATGTCGGCAAGCTTGAAGCAATGGGTCGCATTGCGGTCTGGGAAGCGGTGAGTGCAGAAGTGATGACCGCCATTAACTACGAGGCCGATGAAGCGCGTTATGACCGTGAGGCCCTGTTCGCCCACGCGCAAAAGCAACTGGCTGATGCGCGTACCGAGGCCCGCAAAGCGGGGTATCTGAGCCGTGATCCGATAATTAGTTATCACGCTGATATTCAGGCGGTGTACTGATGTTGCCAATGCGCCAGGGAGAACGGATAGCGCAGCAGAGCGCTGCCCACGTCTCGTTTCGTGATCAGTGTGTGCATCTGGTGTACACCCCGACTGCGCCAGTCAATCAAGACGCACCGCAAGGCGTTGATGCGTTTGGGCAGCCCGTGGCACTTGACGTGTTTGGGCAGCCGACAATGACGTATCAAGACGATGCCACGTATCCGTGTGGGTTCAGTCTACGTAACACAATGCGGGAAACACAGACTGGCGATGCACTCGTGACAGTTGCACAAGCGCAATTTCGATTGCCCCGAACTGCACCCATACAGAGCGAAGATCGCCTGCGCCTTATTGTGCGCGATGGCGAAGCGCTTGCTATTCCAGTTGAGTACAAAGTGGTATCTGATCCGGTGCGCGGCCCGACGGCCCTTGTAATCAAAGTTGAACGTGTCAAGGCAAGCCAATGAGCAAAAACGCCTTTACGTGGCACGGCAAAGCCATTCAAAACCGGATGCAGCTTGCCAAGCGCGATGTGCTGGCCGAGCTTGCACAAGGCGCACGCGATGAGGCGCAAAGCCGCGTGCGAGTCGATACGGGCTTTGCGCGTGACAACACGTTGGCACTGTTTCCTAACAATGGGTCAATTGCGGGGAGAGAAGAAAAACGCCAGAGTAGTCGAACGGGCTATCTCGTGTGGCGTGACTCGGCAGCGACACCGCCGCTTGATGCCAACACCAGTGCGGTGATGTGTGCGGCCATCTACGCCATTTTTATCGAGATTCGCTTTCCGTTTTTGTATCCCGCAGCGCTTGCGAGCGTCCAACGGTTTAGCGCCATTGCTGGCAGTGTCGGCAGTCGGCACAATCTCACATGATAGCTCTCGCAGTGGTACGTGCGTTTTTGGCGACGCAACCAGCGCTTACACAGGTATGCGGGCAGCGCATGTATGCGGGCAGTAATCTGCCGTCGAGCTATCGGCCTGAACAGGGTGAAGCACTGTTGTTCAGTGTCCGAGGCGGGCAGTTGCACTATAGCGAGATGGTCAAGGAACCATCCGTCCAATTCGTGTGTTGGGCACCGGATGACGTGCGCGCAATGCACATGGCCGAAGAGGTCTTGTATCGCGTACTCAATGGCGCACAAACAGCAACGATTGCGAGTGCGCGCCAGGACGGGCAACCGCAAGGCCCATTCCGCGACCCAACCACGAATTGGACATTCGCCCTGGTGTTTTACGACATCAAACTCAAAGTTCGTGATCGTGCCGCAAGCCAGGGGCTGTAGCAGCATTCATTTTTATCACAGGAGCAGGCTATGCCACTGGAAGTTTCTGACATCATTCTCAGTCCGGCCATTCTGTACTACAGTGACGATCTGAGCGTACAACCCCCGCCAGATACGCTTGCAGCAGGGCAGCCGTGGGGTATTGGCGCACAGCAAACCGTGGTGCTCACGGGTGCAACTGGTGGTACGTTCACGCTGACGTTCAATGGTCAAACGACCGGAGCCATTGCCTATAACGCTGCTGTCGCAGCCGTCAATACCGCGCTTGAAGCGCTGAGTAAACTAGGCGTAGACGGCGTAGAAGTGACCGGATCGCCAGGTAACTACACCGTCACGTTTACCGGCAAATATGCCGGATTCGAGGTGCCGCTGCTGACGGCCAATGCGACGAGTTTGACGGGTACCACGCCATCCATTGCCGTAACGCAAACCGTTGCGGGCAGTGGTTGGAAGCGGTTCGGCTTTACGGCTGAACCCCTGACAACGGGCTATAATTTTGAGGTAGCCCGTGCCGACATTCAAGAAGCGTTGGGCACCGTGAAGGTGCGCAAGACCTCGCATGAGATGATGCTCGAAACCACCATTGCCGAGATCAATCCCGTGATGCAGTTTTTGCAGTGGGGGGGCAAGCTGACGATCGTGCCAGCGGCCACGGGGCAGCCAGGGAAGACCGTGCTTGACGTAGGCGGTTCCAATATCCTCAAAAATCGGCGCTTTGGGTTCGAGGCGCGTGATGTCGACGATGACGGCAATGATTTGCCACTCCGGGTCATTCTCTGGCGTGCAACCGCCACCGAAGGCAGCGAGCTTGAGTTTAGTAAGAGCGACTTTACCGGCGCGCCCGTGAAGTTTGAGGCACTTGAAGATATGTCGCGCCCCTACGATGAGCGGTTCTTCCGCTGGTATCGCATTACGGCTCCAGCGCTGCCATAAGCCTGCCACCATAAAAGCGCGTAGATGCCTTGTCTACGCGCTTCTCAAAGGACACACGGACTATGACGACCGAAACACATGAGCACAACGGGAACGTTGTTCCCATTCGCCAGAAAGGGCGCGCAACCCCCGCGCCGCTGCCTCAAGGCCCGCACGCTGTCGTCGTGCTCGGTGAGCGTTCGTATGTGGTGACACCGCCAACCTGGAGCAAAGAAGAGGCGTGGCGCGATGCACTCACTGAGCCAGTGCGCGCCATTATTGGCCTGATGAACCAATGGCTTGGGCAGCAAAACGGCACTGACACAAGCACGGCTGTTGATGCACTCAAGCAGATTGATCTGAGCCAGCTGATCGCACAGTTCGAGTCAGCGGTGTTGGGGATGCCTAGCCTCGTCTTCGAGGCCGTTCTCAGCTATGCGCCTGCCATCGAAGCGGATCGCGAGTACATCCGCGAGCACGCCTACAGTTATCAACTGTACGACGCGCTCTGGAAGATTGTGCAGCTCGCCTACCCTTTGGGACAAGTAGTCAAGATGTTCAGTGGCCCGACGGTCTCTTCGACCTCGAAGAACTGACACTGACACTGTGGGGTATTGATCGTACCGATGTGCGTTTTGAGTCAGCCCTACGCACGCTTGTGCCATCATACCTACGGCGACAACGCTTTGAAGCGCGCCTACACGCGATGGAACTTGCACGCGCTTTGCACGGTGGGCAGGGCGTAGCACCCTCCCGTGCTGCTATGGGCGCTGTGCGTACGTCCGAAACACCAAACGGCATTAGCACCAAGGGGCGTGCATTTACGCGCGTGCCACGGCAACAACTCTTGCAGCGCGTTCAATCTCCGGTGGTAAAAGAATGAACGATGATCGCACATTCTGGCTTACGATACGGCGCGGCCTGATCCTGATCAAAAACAACGTAGATCAGCGTGCGGTCGTCGCTGGCCTAAGCATCATTATTAGCGCCATTGAGACGCGGTATGGTGCTGGGCCGCTTCACACTACACGATCAGGGCGGCGCTATCGCCGCATTGTGCGATCTGTGTTTTTGAAACGTTTGGGCAATCCATTCGAGTAAAACATACCTACGCTGTCATCTCCTCGCGCATTGTCGCCAGCAGATGCCGGAACCGTGCCTGTCGCTTCTGACACGCCCGAAAGCACACAACGCTTTCGGGCGTTGTCTTTTGGGCGACAATGGCGGTTACGCTCGGCGATGCCATTTTCTTCTTTCGCGGCGACGATGCTGATGTAAACACGAAGTTTACACAGGTCGAGGCCACGCTGCGCACAGGATCGGAGCGCGTCAACTCCTTCCTGCGTGACGCGTTTGCCGTCGCCCTCGGCAATACCATTAGTGCAGGCCTGCAAGCCGCGAGCAATGCGGTCGCTGGCTTCCTCGGCAATACGGTCAACGTTGCCGCTTCCTTTGAGCAGCAGCTTTCCGGCATTCAGGCTGTGCTTGGCCCCACGACGGCTGAGATGGAAGCGCTGCGTGCCAAAGCCCTTGAACTTGGATCAACCACAGCGTTTAGTGCATCGGAGAGTGCCGAAGCCTTTCAGATGCTGGCCGCCAATGGCCTGAATGCCACGCAGATCCTCAACGGCGCTGCGGATGGCACGCTGGCCCTTGCGGCGGCAACCGGAACCAATCTTGCCAACGCTGCCAACATCGCCACGGATACGATGGCGATCTTTGGCATTGCGGCGGAAAATATGGGCCAGGCCGTCAACGGCATTGCGGGCGTGACGGTCGCCTCGAAGTTCGGCATTGATGATTATCGGCTTGCGTTAGCCCAGGCCGGTGGTGTCGCCGCATCCGTCGGCGTCGACTTCAACGATTTCAATACCTCGATAGCCGCCATCTCTCCGCTCTTTGCGTCAGGCTCTGATGCGGGCACGGCCTTCAAGACGATGCTGGGCATGCTGGTACCCACAACTGGCCCCGCTATTGACACGATGCGCCAGCTTGGGCTGATCACGGCTGACGGCAAAAATCAATTCTTCACGGCCTCGGGCGAGATGAAGAATATGAGCGAAGTCAGTGCCTTGCTCGATGGCGCGCTCTCAGGCCTGTCGGAAGAGCAACAGAACCTTGCGCTCAAAACCATCTTTGGCCAAGACGCGATGCGTGCGGCCATTGGTCTAGCAAAGGTCGGCGGCGATGGCTTTAACGAACTTGCGGCACAAATTGCCAAAGTCAGTGCCGCAGAGCAGGCCGCCATTCGCCTTGACAACTTTAATGGCGCACTGGAAGCAGCGAAGGGTGCTGCCGAAACACTGCAAATTGCCGTCGGTTCGGCCCTGCTCCCCGTCCTGACAAACCTGCTCAACAGCGTTGTGACGCCAGGGATCAACACGCTTACCACCCTCACCAATGCCGTTCTTGGCAACAAAGAGGCGTTTGCAGCACTCCCCGCCCCCCTGCAATTCGTGGTCAACGCCGGGCGGCAAGTCCTGGCGTTCTTCCAAGGACTTGGCGCGCCTATCGTGGCCGTGGGTACCGCACTCCAAGGGCTTATCCAACGCTTCAGTGGCTTTGCGCCGTTGGCTGCGGCTATCTTTAGCCAACTGGCAGCACAAGCCGCAGGCTGGGGGGCCAACATCACGCAGCAGCTCAGTGCTGGCATTATGGCCGCCGCTGCGCCACTGATTGCCGCCCTTCAGCGCATCGGGGCCATTATTCGGTATTGGCTTGCCCCACGCTCTCCGCCCGCAATCGTGCCTGACCTTGATCAGTACGGCAAAGATGCCGCGCAGCTCTATGCCGATAGCTGGGGCGATGCGGATTTCTCGGCACTCCAAACGTTGGGCGGCGAAATTCAAACGATCCTCGGTTCGCTTGTTGATACGGGCCAGATGACGCAGGTGGATGTTATCCCGCTGCTGTTTGGTAGTCGTGATGCGCTTGCAACCGCGATTGAAGAATTTCGCACGCTGGGCAGCGTGTCTGAAGAAACACTTCAGCAAGTGGTTGCGGCTGCGGGGCCAGCAGGCGGGGCGGTCGAGCCGCTGATCCGTTCGTATTTCGAGCTGCAAGAAGCTACTGCTGCCGTTGCGCAGGCGCAAGACGATCTGAATACCGTCACGGAGCACTACGCCAGTGTGCTTGATCCGCTGAATGCGGAACTTGATGCTATTCGTGATCGCCAGCAAGAAATCCGCGATATGCAGCGAATTGAAAAGCTGCAAGAGGATCTGAATAGCGGCAAACTCGACGAGCACGAGGCAGAGCTGGCACGGCTCGAAATCGAAGCCATTCACAAGCGTCAGCAGATTGAGGCTGTCGAAGAAGAGCGCGATGCTGCCGTTGACGCCGCTGAAGAAAAGCTCTCGGCTGCTGAAGCCGAACAGCAGGCAAAGCAGGCCGCCTACGAGCAGCAGCAAAACATTCTTGCGGCAACCAAAGAGCAGAATGACCTTATTGCGCAGCAGACACAACTGCTTGCACGCCTTGCCGAAGAACAGGCCAGTGCTGCTGAGGCCGCCGCAGCAGGGGGCGGCGGCGGTGGGGGAATGGGT